CTCATTTCAAATTCTTTTTGTCCTTTTGTGTAATATGCCTTAAAAAATAAGTTATCTTCTAGATCTCCAAAGAAATGATTCGACTTACCAACATAAAATTTTGCTTTTGGATAAACTTCTGTAACTTCTTTCTTTGTTTTTGCATCTAAAACTTCTTTATCAAATTCTTTTACAAATTTAGCTTCATTAACTACTGATTCACTTAAACTTTTTAATAATTCCATTGCTTTTTTATATGCAATATCAATATTACCAGAGTCCTCTATATCTTTAATATCTTTTTTAGTTACCTTAACTTTAGCTTCAGTAACTAATGATTCACTAAACACAATAAAAGATTCACCTGATGAATTAGGATCTTCTAATTCTTTATATTTAACCTTTGACTTATCTAAAAGTTTTTTAGTTTCAGGCCATGAATTAACATATGAGTAAATAATAATTTGATTATCATCTTCTGGATTAACTCCTGCCTTTTTCCATATCTTTTTAGTTTTGTCATCAGCATCAGAAAGATAATCAATTTGACCACCTATCTTTTCAAGATCCTTCATAACGTTGCTTGCTTCATTTGTCTTTAAAGTTTCCTTGCATGCTTTATGAAACATATCTATATGTTTTGAAGCAGCTTTTTTATCGCCACTTTCAATCTTATCAATTGCATCTAATAAGTCTTTTGCTTCTCTGTGATAATTTACATCAGTAAACGAATCAAATAATTTATTAAGTTCACCAATAGGTGTATTAACATTAACCTTTAAGCCTGCTGCTAGCATACCACCGTAATCAAAAGTCTTTGACCACATATCACCTGCTTTAAATTTCTTTGCTTCATTTAAATCTTCATCTGTTACTTCAGGATGCATTTTCTTAATTTCATCATCACTAAGACCGTCTTCCTTCATCTTTTTAGCATGACCACTAAGCTCTTCGTTAATATAAGTAGCATATGTTTTAAAATATTTCATATCTTATTTTATTTTACCTTTTTTGACATCTCTTTGAACATCTTCAGCTGCGTTAAGAAGATACTGTGCAGCTCTTTCCATATCAACATTCATATATTTAGCAATTGATCTCATTGCTCTAGTTGCAATTCTTTTTTCTTCTGAACTTGCAGATTCATTAACATCCTCAGCATCTTCTCTAACAGTTTTATACTTTGCCTTAATGTCTTTTAATTCTTTTGCTAATTTACCTTTAGCATATCTTTGAATACCCCAATTAAAAGAAGCATCAAATAACATATTAAAAGGTAATTTACCGAACTTCTTACCGTATGTTGATTGTTCCAACCAAGCTAAATAAGCCTCAGCCATTTCCTTAGAAAGCTTTATTCCTTCTACATCTTTAGCATCACCATTAATAACGGATTTAAGTAATACCTTTGCTGCAGCTCTTCCTTCATTAATACTATCAGCATTCTCATTAATTGTCTTAATATGTTTCATTTTAATGTAATTTCTTTTTTTATATATTCTACCAAGGATTAGTACTTTTTAATCCTAACTGTTTTCCAAATAAACTCGGACCATAACATGCCCAAAACCCTGCTTTATTAGGATCCATCTTTTTCTTTTGATCACATTGATGTCTTGCCCAAAAACTAGCAGACGCACCTGGGTCATCATTCTTTACAGATAATCCTGGATCTCCCCATTCAATTTTCTTAGCTACGATTGATCCAGTTTCTTTGTCGGTTCTTCCACTATTACGATAAACAATAAACTTTTTATTGCCACCTCTTTCTGGTGAATCAAGTTTAACTTTCTTAGTTCTACCTGATTTACGATCTTTATATATGGCTTTAGTTCCAACCTCAAGGTTTTTAGCCATGAAGCCACTTTTTCCATTTAATACCATATTTCCTTTATCCCAATACTCTTTTGCTTCTTCAAACAATTTACCATGTGCATCGGAGCCTAAGCGAAAAACAGTGTCATCTAAACCTATACCATTATCTACATGATATTTAAGTTCTTCAGATACTTTATCAAAACCTTTAAAGTCTTTTATAAATTTCATTATGCTTCTCTTTCTTTCTTTGTAAATTCTGAAGGATTTTTAATTGGTAGTTTATCAGCCTTACCTTCATCTCTAACTTCTTTAGCAATATCAGCATCAGCCTTACCCCAAGTACCTTTACCTTTTTCTAAGAATGCATTTACTCGAGCATAACCCCAAGCAACCTGTGGTACACCTGCACGGTGACTACTATTCCAAGCATCTAGCCCTCTTCTCATTACTAATCTTAATAGTCCAATAGGTACGCCACTTTCAGTAGCCTTATCCTTTAATGCTTTTTCAATGTCAGCTGACAATTTACTTCGATCACCTTCAGCTTTTTCTGCCTCATTAATTGCACTGTTATATAATTCCTCTATCCACTTTAAAGTATCTGGCTTTTTTGGTAGATTTTTAAATTCAGCAAACATTTCCTTTGTGAACTCTTTTAGATTTTTAGCTTCTTTAGCCATTATATCAATTTCACCCATTGCAGATTCTGTAATATCATCATCCTTAGGTTTATCATGAACATAGCCTAGTTTACTCATTCTTTCATGATCTTCTAGTTTTTCTGCTTTATAACCTTTTCCTGTTTTTGGATCATACATCATATGAACTTTGAATTCTTCATTCATAGATTCATTAGCTATATTATATTCTACATCTTCTATAAAGTCAGCTTCAGTAAAATCTCCGTATTCATCAAAGAACTTTTTAGTATTTCTTTTTGACATTCTTTCTAATGACTTAACATAATCTTTAGCATACTTTAATGGTACACTACCTGATTTTATAGCTTTCTTTAATCCTGCATCCATTACTCTTGCAATATCATTCCAACCTTTTGCTTCGTTAATAAAGTCTGTATATGTTTTAAAGTGCTTCATAATTAATTCATTTTATATTTTTCAACTCTAGCATCAATTTTTGCTTTCTTAGCTTTTAACTGAGTATATTCCTTTTCTTGATTCATCATAATAGAACCATATTTGTCTGCCATCACCCCACCTTCTGGTTCAGCTTCTTGTTCCATGTCTCTAAATGTTTGAGCCATTTCTTCAGCCTTATCTTTAATGTCCTGGGCTATATCTGTTTGTGAATCTAATAAATCCATATACTTATCAAAACTAATTCTACGTGATTTTACTTCAGCTGGTTTAAATTTAGGTAATTCCATTATTGCTCGAGTACGTCTGAATGCCATAAGAACTGGATCATTAATATCAGTTGCTTCATTAACTACTGATTCATCTTTAGGAACGCAGTTATTAACTCTTTTACCAGATTTAGAAGATATTTTTGTTTTAGGAGATCCTATTTTATAATCATCCCAGCATGGATCAGCATTTTCATCTAATGATTCCTCAATATTAGTATCAGCAATCTCAATATCTTCAGCGGATAAATCCATCATAGCATCATATGCTATATCCTCATCCTTAAAGTAATAAACATTACTTCCATTAATATCAAACTTCTTACGATACATATCATCTAGGATTGCTAAAGCTTTTTTAGCATCTCTAACAGATACCTTTATATAGTAGCCTTTACCAGGTCCTTCATTTACTTTACTTTCTAAGAATGCCGCATCTATATCAAACTTTTTATCTATTTTCTTAATTAACTTTCCCATATTAGATAATGAAATACCTGCTTCTTTCATAGCATCCTTTAAAGTAATTGCTCCTGCAACAACTCTCTTAGCATATCCTAAAGGTGAAAAATTACTTTCATAGATTGTACCTACTACTTCTTCTTTAGATTTAAATGATTTTGCTGATTTTTTAATCTTTTTAATGAATTCCTCAATGGTCCTCATTTGATTAGGATCATAGTCATCTCCATTATCATGCCTACCAACCATATTCTCTACGGAGTTTTTAAGCTCCCACATTGCGTTTAATTGTTTTGGTAACCTAGTAAACTTAGCTTCAGTAACTACTGATTCATTTACCTTGTCATAAAGTTGAGATTTTGAATTCCAAGCCCAGTCAGCAGAATCAAAAGCTTTAAGCTTTTTTGCCTTTTGGTAATCCTCAGATGATAAGTGTGCAGCTTTAAGATTTACACGCTCATTGACAAATTGTCTATAGTCTGGTATGTGTTGCATATAACAATGTTTTCTTTATTTATTCAACAAACAAAAAGTTATTTTTTGCTGTCAACTATACCTAAATGTTTTTGAATAAGTTTAATGATTCCTTTTTCTTGGATTTGAGTACCCATTACTATCCAGTCATCATCAGAAAGAATAGAACCGACCTCTGAAGCGAGGCCGGTTTCTGTTACTAAGGCATCAACGCCTTGTGTATACCATTCTTTAACTCTGATAAGCCCACCATCTTCATAAAGCTTAACAACCTGGTTATTATCTATATGTCTTCTGTGGAATCCCATTGTTATACAGTTTCAACTACAGGATCAACTTCATTCATTAAATCAGTTAATTCTTCTTCAGCTTCATTATACTTATCAATTGCAACATCAAGAATAACATCAGGATGATTTACTTCAGTATCTAATTCCGATAGTTTTGCATGATTTTCTCTAAGAGCTGAATTATCAACATGTACTTTTTGTACTACAGTAGAAAGATCTTGACCAAACGCAGCCATTAATTCAATAAAGTTTCTAGCTTCAAAGAATCCTTTACCTTTCATAGATGTTACCATTGTCCATAATATAGTAATACTCGTACCTCTTAATTTAACAATACCATCCCAGTCTTTAGACTGAACTATTTTAGAGTTTTCTTTAAGATTAGAATATAACATTACTAATCCTGTTGCAGTCGTATGACCCCATTCAGCATCTTTTTCTAAAAACTTCATTAATTGCTTATAAAGTTTAGGTGAAGACATTGGAATATCATATTCATTAGTTTGAAGATCTCTAAGTAAATCCTCATTCTTTTTTAATGCTTCTCTTTTGTCTTTAATAATTTCACTCATCTTACGAGGAGAATCATTAACTAATTCTTTTGCTAAAGCAGCTTGCTCTTCTTTAGAACCAGTCTTACCAACTTGGTTTTCATAGTTTTTTGTTAATTTAGATTCTACCGAACCGTCTTTTACAATTTTCATATCTGGTTTATTTTTGTTTGCCATCTTTTAAATTATTTGTTTTTGTTGTTTTATTTTTAGGATTTGCTGTTTGAAATTCTTTATTAACATTACCACATTTGCTACATACCATTGTATCTAAAGGTAATAATCTATCTTTACCATCTGGTGATACAAATCTGCTTACCTTCCTTAAGAAGAAGGCAGGCTGAAAAACATTATTTCCACATTCATCACAAACGATTTCAGTAGTTGAATCAATATCTACATTCATTTTTTGTCCTTCCATATTAATTATATAGTTTTATTCTTATTTGTTTTAACTTTATTAATTTCATTTAATTTATATTCTGAATCAATCCAATTGCTACTTACATAACTCCATAATGATTGAGAGGGGTGATCAGGTAATTTAGGGTGTGATTGATTTTTTGCCCATCTCTTTGCTTTTATAAAACCATCGGTTGAATATGGAAAAGGTCCTTCATGATTAGGTAAGAACCATGATTTGATTGTTTTGAATAATTTAAACATAATCTATTTATTATTATATACATTTATATGAAATAGTTTCAATTGTGAAACTCTATGCAATGTTTCATTATTCTTTGCTTTTTTGACCAAGATATCCACTATGATGTCTTTGTGAATATTCTTTTTTAGTAAATTTAATTTTCTTTATTAATTCTACAATTAAAATATCTCCTATTACTTTCATTAATGTTGTTGACGTAGTTGGTGTTAAACCTAATGGGCATACTTCTTTTGTATTTCCAGTATGAAGAGTTATATCAGATTTGTTTGCCAAAATACTATCTTTATCACCTGTGATGCAAATAATAGATATATGAGGATACATATTTTTTGATAATTCAATTAATTCTAATATTTCTCTAGTTTTACCAGAATTAGATAAAAGAACAAGAATATCATTTTTTTGAAGTATACCTAAATCACCATGTTGAGCTTCACTAGGATGTAAATAAACAGAAGGTGTTCCTGTTGAATTAAGTGTAGATGAAATGTTTAATGCTATTTGACCAGCCTTTCCCATCCCTGATAATATAACTTTACCATTAGATCCTATATTATGAACCTTTTGTTTTATTCTATTAACTGCTAATTCAAAAGAAAAGTTTACGGGAATATTTTTTATTTGTGCTGCTTCATATTCTAGCAATTCCTTAATTGATTCTTCCATTATCTCAATGACACCTTACCTTGTAAAACATCCATCCAATGATCACACATTTCATGCATCATAGATTCAAAAGTATATTCTGGTTTCCAATTTAAAGTTTCTCTAATCTTTGTTGAATCTCCTTTAAGATAAGGTAATTCTTCAGGTCTCATAAACTTAGGGTTTTGTGAAATATAATCCTTGTAGTCTAAATCTAAATATTTAAACACCAACTCACACATTTCTCTAACTGAATGCGTTTCCATTGTTGATACAACAAAATCATCAGGTGTATCATGATTTAACATTGCATGCATTGCTATAACATAATCTTTAGAATGACCCCAATCTCTATAAGAATCCATATTACCTAATTCTAATTTATCCTGTAAACCTAATTTAATAGAACATGCAGCTTTAACAACTTTATTAGTTACAAAGTTACTTCCTCTTCTTGGGGATTCATGATTAAATAAAATTCCATTTACAGCATGTAGGTTATGAGCTCTTCTATAATGTCTTACTATGTTATATCCAAATACCTTTGAACATCCATAAGGAGATACTGGATTCATAATACTACTTTCTCTCTGAAAGCCATCATCCTCAACAGTTAAACCAAACATTTCAGAAGAAGATGCTTGATAGAATTTAGCAGTAGGGCATGCTCTTCGGTATGCCTCCAATATATTTAATACACCTACAGCATTTGTTTGGACTGTATATTGTGGTACATCAAAACTTACTCTTACATGACTCTGTGCTGCTATGTTATAAATTTCATCTGGTTGAATTTGCTCAAGTAATCTTTCTAAACTTCCTTGATCTGATAAATCACCATAATGAGTTGTGAGTTGACCACTTTCATATGCAGTCGTTAACCTAGCTGATTGATTTTCTGATGTAGAATTTCTTCTCACAGTTCCATGAACTTCATATCCTAGATCTAAAAGATACTCGGCAAGATAAGATCCATCTTGTCCATTAATTCCTGTTATAAATGCTTTTTTCATTTTCTTAATTTGTTATTTGGTTTGTAAATAAGGATCAACTCCTTCTTTTTTATTAAAGACTGCCATTTTTGTTAAATCTGGCCAATCTGTGATAGTCCATTGTCTTGGTTTTTGTTTTACTGCTTCATCAAAATAATCTAAACCTAACTGAGCAGTTTCAGGTGTCATATAATAATGGTACCCATATGTTTCAATATCTTGATCTCGCCATGGAACATCTGGTAACCTTCCATCATATGACATTTTCTTTAGTGCAATTGCATCTTCTTTATTATCACAAAGTATAGCTCCACCTCTACCTAATGATAAATGCTTTTGGAATTGAAAACTTAAACACATAAAAGATCCTGGTATATAACTATCCTTTTTCCATAAAACAGCTGCATCATAAATAGGTTTAAGATGTTCATTTACTTTATAATAATCTTGCCACTCTTCATCTCTCCACTTTAAATTAATGTTTAATTTATTTGCAAGAAAAGGTACTGATATGTAAGTTCTTTTAGGAACAGTAATTGTATTTATATTTTGATGTCTTAGACATAATTCTATACCATGAGTACATGCATCTAAACATACTGCATAAGGTGCTCCAAAAAATTCAGCAAGTTGTTTTTCTAATTGTGTTACAGTCTCAAAGCTCATGTTATAATTTGTTTTATTATATATTATATAAGATAAATGATGATTGTTTATTATAAATTATATAGTGTGTTAATTTTAGTAGATAGTAAAGTAGCAACATTTGAAATTGCAGATACATCGGCTCTTAATAAAAAGTTACACATACTTAAAGTATAAATTTCTTTAATACATTCTTTACTTAAATTATATTTATGAAATTCTCTATTATTTCGCATCCTATCATATTCATCAGTCTGAGGATCATCATCACTAGCCCTAAAAGCTTCATGGTATATTATTGGTATACTTATATGTTTACTTACTTCCTCTATTGCTCTATGATCATCAGTTGCTATAAATAATTGTTCTATGTTTGGATTTTTATTTAAAATTTCCTGTATCCTAATTAAGTATTTAGATAGAGGAGATACTTTATGATGGTGTAACATATCGGTTAATCTTATTTGTACACCTAAAGTTATTTTATCTTTAAGGTTATTATTATAATAAGAATCTAATTCGTTCTGAAGATAATCTTTTAATTTAAAGTTGTTATTAAATCTATACTGCAAATCACTGTAATCAACTAAAGGAACCTTATTATAATTTAAGAATGCATTTTCAGATTTATTAGTTACGATGTTATCTGTGTCAGGCTTTGGCATTTGATCATAATAATATTCCCAACAATTATTAGTATTAAATTTATTAAAATCGTCTTCAGTACATACACAAGAATTAGTTTCCATATCCACATATAAGTTATCATCTTTTTTAGAAGCTAATAAAGAATTGAGAGTTATAAAGATGTTACCACCCATACCTACACCAGCAAATTTGTGTGCCGATGATACTTTTTGGAATTGTAAAATTTTATCCATTATAGAGAAGGTTCTATGAATTGTTTAAAAATATAATCTTCAGCACACAAAAGATCTTGTGCTCTATTATAATTATCTAAAATAGCAGCTTTCTTACTATTATATAAATCTACAGTTAAATCCTTAATATCAAAATCATCATCCATTATTATAATCCCATCAGTATTAAAAAAATCTCCAATGTTATCTATACCATAATAAACAGGAATAGTACCAGTCATAAAGCAATCAGTTAGCTTTTCAGTAAACATATTTGAATATGTTGCATTTTCCATTGCAATAGAAAAGCAATAATCTTTTAAACCATCAGCTTTATCTTTTATAAAATTAAAACCGCTACCAAAATGATCAACTCCTAATTTAGAATATTTCTCAATCATTTCTTGCCTATACTCATGTTCTTCACACATTACCTTATTAGATGCAATCATAGACACTAATTTACTTTTAGGATATATTTTACCTTCTGTTAAGAATGATTTACCAGAGCATAGTGTTAATTGAAAAATATCATCCATTTTAGCTAACTCAGTATCATGCGTGAATACTTTAATAAATTTTTCTTTTAATTCTGGTATATTGTTTTTACACCACTCATAAAGAGAAGTCTTTTCATCCTCGTAAGATGGTGTACCGTCTTCTAGTGTTACATATTTTCTTTTAGAAAAATATGAAACTGATTTAGCTTCACAAAGCCATGCATATTCTTTGGTTTTTCTATAAATACTAGCAGTACGACCAACCATATAATTATCAATATGTATAGTTATATTAGCGCTTGCATAACCTCTTATCCATTCAACATATTTAGTAGGTAGACCTGTTGATGATATTGTATGTGAAAAGCCACCACCACCCATATTGATCTTGGTTTTTTTAATCATTACCCATCTCTAATTTTTTTGCATTTTCTTTAATTTTATTTCCGTCAATTACTTTTATTAATTTAGCAGGATTTCCTTTATATACACCCCAAGGAATAGTATCACCTATTAATAAACTACCAGCAGATAGTAAAACACCTTCTCTTAAAATAGATCCTGGTAAAACCATTGCATTGCTTCCAACATTAGAAAATCTTTCCATTATTACCGGTTCAATAATTTGCCTTCCTTTAAATTCTTTAGGTATCATAGCTCCAAATAAACCACTATCATCAAATCTATCAGAACCGCAAACAATTCTTGCACCAGCCATTATGTTATTAAAACCATTACATTTAAATACACCAGTCTTTCCTCCAATTATTGTAACGTATGGTGCAATATGTACATAATCACCTATTGTTGCATTTACTGTACAATAAACACCTTTATCAATAGCAACATGGTTACCTATCTTTGGGTCTATTTTAAACTCTGCATCCTTATGCATAAAAATATCTTTATCCTCAAAATTTATATTATTCATATCCTAATTCTTTAGCATGTTTTAAAATTATTTCTTTATCTCGTTTCTTAACTGGTCTTGCAGGACTACCAATATAAATAGTCCATGGCTCCAAGTCTTTAGTTGCTAATGAATGCGCGCCTAATATAGCACCTTCACCAAAGGTTACACCAGGCATAATACAGCAATTAACCCCACAACCAGAATATTTTTCAAATGTAATATCTGCAAACATAATTTCTCGATATTTAGCAGGAATGGTTGGTCCTACTAATCCCTTTCCTGTATAATCTTCACTACCTGCAACTATCATAGTCCCAGCCGCACAAAAAGAAAAATCTTTAAATGTAACAGTTGTATCCTTTCCTCCTACACTTACTACATAAGGAGCAATATGAACATAATCACCTATATCTACTTTAGTAGAAAACTGAACGCCTTTATCAATAGCAACATGATTACCTATTTTACTACCTTCTTTTTGTTTTATCCATGCATCTTCATGGATGTATACATCCTTTCCTATTTTCATAAAAATGTTTTGTCTAATTTTTGACCTTCATAAGGACCTGTTTTATATTCATAGACCAGAGTATCATCTTCCATTATTTCATAATTATGACCACCTTCTAATGTAAAAGATGCATCACCTGGTTTTAATATTGGTGTTGCAATAATTTTATCATCTATATCATAAAAGATACACTTAACACTACCTCTTATGACTATCCATGATTCTTGTGCAATAACATCTCTAGTTCGGTTTTTCCAAATATGCTTATGAGGTTTAAATGTTTTACCTTTTTCCATTTTTAAAGTAGAACATTGAATAAATTGTTCCTCAGGTATTAAATCAACTCTAGGTTCTGTTATTTCATCTACTCTTTGTATTATATGTAATAGCTTAGTAGGATCAACTTTTGAATATATTTTTTCCATAATTTATTATTATATGTTTGTTTTTATTGTTTGTTTAATGTGGATATGTTATAACTTTTTATAATTGTATCAGAAAAAACTAAAGATGCATTAGCTACATTGCTAGTTCTATGTAAAAGATATTTACATTTACTTAACATCATCATATCTAAAAATCCATGTTCCCAAAATTCTTTACTTTCATGATTTATTAATTGCAGCTCATATGAATTTTCAGATTCTTTTTCACATCTATTTAAATAATCAATAAATTTAATTCTATTACTATATTTATTTACTAGTTTTTTTATTGATTCATTATTGTCAGATGCTACAAATATTGTCTTAATCTCTTTATGTTCTTTTAATATTAAATCAATCATTTTTTCAAAATCATTAAAATTAAGAATACCATACTCTGGGTGAATCCCATTCATGTCTGTTAATCTAATATGAACACCTAATGCATTATTGAAATCTATTTTTTCTTCTTCATTTTTAATAAGCATTTTCATTCTCTTATTAAATTTTAATTTTCTAGCCAATTTTCTTAAAAATAAAATATCAGATTGATCTGCTTTCACGTCTACATTGCGTTTGGAATTTTTAATGGAGCATGGTCCTGTAAAACCTTTTATGCGTTCATAATCTTCAGTTATCTTAGGTTGATCAAAAATAAAATCAATCATATTTAAATCTTCAGGATTATAGGAGGATTCCATTTTATCAATCTTTACATATTCTTTTATTTTATTATCATAAGTCCATGCTAAGTTTTGTTGAAAAGATATATTTTTAATATTTTCTCCATCAGTTTTAAGTGCACTATTCAGCCATTTCATACTGTAAATCATTCCCATAACTAAAGAAAATATACCACCGGCTGCTATATAGATATGTTTTTTCATTTTAAATGTTTTGTATTATCTTCAAATTTTGTTATCATCCAACTATAGTCAATAACTTGATTATGTATATCACTAAAGCTATTTTCTTGTATAGCAGTTATAGGGTATGTGCAATATGCATTTCCATTTTCTTGGCCATTTTCTGCTAACCATACATCTATTATTTCAATTGCCTTTTTATCAAATGCTTTTATAAGCTTATCATAGAATCTTTCATGATATGCAATAGCATGAGTTGCAAAACCTTCTTTTAATTTTAAAAGATTAGAATTGACTTTATCTAAAGGGATATGAGTATTGCTACCTAAATAAAACAAATCCCATTCATGTTCTTTTAATTGTTCTACTGAATCATTAAAGTATTTATGATTAACAAACTTAACATCATCCTCAAGCACTAACACAGATTTCCATCCATTTGCTTTAGCCATTTTTATTATACTTATATGAGAAGCAATACAACCATATTCACCAATCTTTATTTTTTTACCATCACTTATATACCAGTCATACTCAGCCTGTGGTCTTTTTATTGCAGGAAATCTTTCAACTAAGTCTAATATATTAAGTTCTTTAAAAATATCATTACATTGCTGTAACCTATCAGTACGCTTTTCTAAATTTATTAGAAATACTTTATCAAAATATTCAAATCCTTTTCTCATGTTTATAGTTTTTTAAATTCTGCTCCTATGTGATTAATAAAATTTAGCTTATTGCTAGATTGCATATTTCTAAACTCGCTCCAAATTTCTTCCATTTTAGGTTTTTCTGGATTAGATCCTCCCATATAAGGATGATGCATATGATAAGCTTCTATCACTGGATTATTACAGCCTTCAATACCTACTACTAATTGTAACTTATGAAAAAAGAATGCATCTTCTGGAGAATAGCTATGAAAGAACTCAGCATCATAACCACCAACTGTCTTAAAGCTATTAGCATTTATAAAAATAGAACCACCAGGAGCCCCTGGGTTAGAGTGAGGAGGATTAATACCAGGTGTAAGTGAATCTATTAATACTACACCATTAATTATTTGACTACTCATTATTTGATCCATTACTAATATTCTTCGATGTGCAAAGGTTTGCAGTGCGCATTCAGGATGAACTCTATTAAGATTTTTAAAAATATCAATAAAATAAGTTGGTGTCATTAATAAATCTATATCATGAAAAAGATAATACTTAGATGAATTACTATAGAGTGAACCAATATTCATTGCTAAGCATTTATTAAAAGGCTCTGTTGTAGATTTCTTTATCCAAATATAATTAGTATTACTCTCTTCACATAACAATTTATGCTTAGGTATATCACTATGCTCAACGAATGTAATAGAATAACTTTTTTCTGAATGTTTTATAATTGCATCCTTTAGGTGTTTAACTAATGGTGCATGAAAAGATTCCCTATTCATAACAGGTATAATAATAGAAACATCCACAGGATTAATATCCTTTAAATAAAATTCACAATTTTTCTTTACTTGTAAATAATCTATTCTTTTTTGTGTATAAAGATTAATTAAATTGTTATCCATGAATCAGGTATAATGTTATTAATTGGTTTATTATTACTAAACCATTGATTAGGTCCAACTATTTTTCTATTTGGTTTATTATTTAAATAAGCTCCCCACCATGAAAATGTTGAGCTTGAAATTATATTATGTGTACATTGAGATTGTAAGTAAAGTTCTACATAGTCCTTTTCATTTTCTATAAAAATAAATTTATCTCCAATAAAGTTTTTCTTACACCATTCTATATCATCACTAAACACTAGATATTTATTTACATCACCAACAGCAGACATGCCTTCATTAAAATAATCCATTTTTCTAGCTACATGCAAATCATATTTTAAAAAATCACCTCGCCTTACGTGAATTGAGCATGTGGTATTATTAAATAAATTATCATACCTTTTGAGTTTATCTTTTACAAAATCAGATGGCTGAAACAAATTTAAAATAAAATCTCTATTAGGAAAGTATTTTTCTGACTGAAAAAAACCATCATATAAAACATTATCCTTAACTGCAAAAGTTTCAAAATGAAAAGGTACATTTATTTTTGAGGATGGTGGTTTGTTAATTCTAGGCCACTTAAAATTTCTAAACATTTGTAAGTATTCATCTGCATGTTTAAGTGAAGGGTTGTGTACTACGTCAACATTACATTTGTTTATTTGGTGATCAACATTCCAATAACCAGTTTTAAAACCACTCATCATGCCTTCATATTCTATAAAAGCAATTTGAAACATTAAGTTTCCAATTCCTCCTTGTAATCTACATGTAATCATTATTCTTTTATTTTTTAATATTATCTTCTCTCATCATAGTGGAATAATCCCTATTGCCATTTTGTACATTACTAAAACTTCTTCTTTGCCATGCCATTGGTGGATGAAATGCATATGAATTAATTAGTGGTTGTACTCTTGATGCTAAATAAGTATCTACTGCTGTATAAAATTTAGGTTCATTTTCTAAAATTGTATTAATAACTAAATCATAACAAGTATCTTTTATAGCATAACATGTTGTGGTTATTAATCTTTTGCAGCCTAATACATTTGGTGCTATGTTATCAGGAATATATTGACCACCTCTCGTTTCATGTATTCCTCCTAAATATAAAAGATCCCAATCATTAGGTACTTGTTTAATTTGCTGATTAAATATATTTTGTAAGTTATCAACAAAATCACAATCATCTTCAATTATTAAAACATTTTTCCAATTATTAGCTTTTGCTAATTTCCATACATTAATATGACTCGCCATACATCCAGCAGCACCTGGCCATGATTCTGGTTTAATATGATTCATTTTATCTTTACCAGGAATATGAACCCAGCCCATAGGATTGTTTTCTATTGCATCATATCTTTCTACTGCTATGCTTGCCCTTTGGCATTGGCGAGATACTTCTTTCCACCTATCAGCTCTATGCTTTAAGTTTATACATATAATTTTATCAAAATAACTATTAATCATATTATTGGTTTAATGTATTAACATCGTTTTTAAATCTCCTACTTGCTTGGAAATGTTCTATTATAGGATCGGCTGCTGGGTATATATGTTTCATACTATCAAATATAAAAGTATATTCTGGTGGAAGATTCTTTACTGCAAAAGTAGGATCCTCTCCTTTTATTGTAGTAATTACAGTATCTAAATTCCACTGCTCCATTCTAGTTGATGCATTCCCTTCATTTATATTAATGTCTCTCCATAATCTACATAATCGTTGTGTCTTATGATTATTCTCCATATAAATAGTACCACTTAAGCATTCATTTTTTCTCCATTTAAAATCTTGCCATCTTACTGCAATATCACAATTATAATTATTAAATAGAATAGGCATTTTATGAAGTACTGCATCGCAGTCAACATATAATAATCTATGGTTTGGATATTTAATAAGCATATCTAACATAAAGCTAGCTTTAAATCTAGTATTGGCTTGCCAATTACCTAAAGTATTTACACCTACTATATCTTTTTCTAATCCTAATCTATTTAAAGATTGAATTAAATTTTGAGCCTCTTGTTCATATGGGGTATTAACTGTATAGTAACCTACTACCATTAAATTTTGTGGTGCATCAGCTGGTATTTTACTATTAGGTGTTACATTTAGTGTTTTATTATTAGAATGATCTTGATTAATTATATCATAAAAAGATTCTGTTTTAATAAAAGGAGATTCGGCTAAATTACTTTGTGAAGATAAGTTTATAATTTCTTGAGATCCTTTATGAGATTCTAATGCAGAAAAAAGAGTTCTTTTATAATTACCAACATTTTTTCTAAATTGTATTTTATCAAATTCTGTATATGATTGATGAAAATGCGTATGTGCACCTTCTGATAAATCAAATCCTAATAAGTATATTTTTTTATAACCTAAGAGTAATGCTAACTGAATACCACAGTGTCCGCTATTGGATCCACTAGCAAAACCAACTACATCATTACTAAAACCTTCTATATTATTTGATTCTATAACACCATTACATTTATGGAGATCTTCATATACAAGGCCTCTCGTATCTGTAATCATACCATTTTTTAATTCCATGTAAGGGTGGGTCATATTAGCTACAAAATATACATGCTCTGTTTTTTGTCTAATTGATTCTATTGGTAAAGTTCCTTTTGCAAAGTATGAATAGTCTGTGGTTATAAAATATTTTGGGTTTTGGATATATTCAACAGTTTTATTAATTGCAATAGTATCAAAGCCTGATAATAAATTAAAATCAAATCCACTCAACGAAGGACCACCACCTACAACAAAACAAATATCATTAGTTATTGCTGGTAATTGATGAGCTTGTAAAAAAGAAATTGGAACTGGTAATGGAACTAATAAAGGATCCCTCCTAATTCTTTGTGAATAATTTACGACTTTACTATGAGTCCCATCAGATCTAACAGTTACTCTAGGAAATTGTTTCTTTTGATCACCATAAGATTGTGGTTCATGAACAATTCTTTTTATACTTCTTCTACTTATCATTTTAAAATGTTATTTTATTATTATACAAAGTAGAATATAAACTTGTTTTTTCAGGATTACGATATCTCTTAAAAAATAAACTTTCCTTAGGGCCATCGTGATCTGAAACATGTAAATGGCCTAATGGATTTCTACTTTTTGTTGAACTTTTAAAAAAGTCAAAACCTATTAAATCTAATTGTAAAAAATCACATTGGGTATTAAAGAAATTAAAAGTACTAATTCCAGTAGAAGGCTTAGTAGAACCTAAATTAGATTTAAGAGTATGATATATTGATGGATCTATATTATAGGAATTAAAATAAGATAATTTATCACTCCATATTATTGGGCTTAAAATGTAATCTACTCTATTATCTTTAACAATATTACCTACCCTATCTGCTGACTTAATACCCATGGAAAGTATATTTGTTTTACTTCCTATAGAATCTTTATAATCTTGTGTTTGTAAATAACCGCTATTAATTCTTACTACAATATCATAGGCATCTATTAATTCTCCATGATTACTTTGGAGTAAACCGGATGAATTACCTACTATAATAATTTTCTTTCCTTTGCAATATTGTTGTATACTTTCTAAGGATACCATTTTAATACGATTTGTATTATATATTAAACTAAAAAAGACCCCATAAATGGGGCCTTTAATTACTTGTGTAAATTAATTACTCTCCAACTTTAGTCATAATTGGTTCTGCTGGTGTATCTTCATTTACAATTGGATCAGTATCAGTTCCTTCTTCTCCTGCTGGGGTTGGTGGAACGAATATTTTAATAGCTTTTGAAATAATCTCAGCATCCTCTAATGTAAACGCACCTTTTCCTTGTGCTATCCTAACAGCTTGAATTAAAACATTTAATGCTTGCTGACCAGTAAAATCACCTGTTGGGTTTACTTCTTCTGGGTTTTGGTTTTCTTGATTGTTATCCATGTTAACGTTTTTTGATTTTATTTTAAAATATTTATTATTATATAACGTAATTTCTATTTAGTTTCACTTTACATCTATAAAACTTTCAGTATCTTCTTTGATAGGTAATGTTATTGTTAACACACCATTTTCAACCTTTGCTTTAATCTTTTTAGTATTAACATCTTTTGGTAAAGTAAAGAGTTTATCAAATGAACCTAACCATATATTATCTTCATTAGTAGAAACAATACTTAATTCGTCTTTTACCATTTTAACTTTTAAGTCTTCTTTAGTAAATCCTGGAACTGCCATTTCTAATGTCCAATCATTTTCATTTTTAATACAATGATATCCCTTAGATGGTTTAGTAAAGAAATTTTCAAAATCATCCCAAAAAGGATCTTTTAATAAATTATCAATATTATCATTAATTCTTCTTGCTTGTGCTACGGGTTTAAATCCGTTTAAAATTGTGTACATATTATTTAGTTTTTTATTAAAATAAAGATTCGTTTCCTTATTTAATATATTATACTGAAAAAACTGTGCAACAATGAGATTTCTGACATATTGTCTACTTTTCTACTTTTACTATGTCAAGATGACCGTTTTTTACCACCATGATACTCATAACCATGACCCTCTGTTATTAATGTTTGATTAACATCCCACTGAACACCATCAGCATCCATAACATAAATCTGACCTAATATTCTACCATATTTACCTACACCCTCGGACTTAATTCTAAACATTCCTGGTTTACTACTGACTTCATTTAATAAGACCTTTAATCTCTCTTTGGCAGCAAGTCCTTTTTTCTTTTCATCTAAATCTCTAGTTCTACTTTCCCATGTATCTATACCAGAAAATCTAATTCTTTTAAAAATCCAAATGTCAAACCCAACATCTATCATTGCATCAATAGTGTCACCATCTACAACTCTATCAAGTTTTCCTCTATAAATATATTTGTTCATTTTTTCTTATTATTTTTTATTAGCAAACTTTTCTAATCCTGCTATACCAAAGCAACCTAATACAACTAATGTGAATGAATCATAAATAAATTCATTAATAACTAAATCTTTACCGAACCAACCAGTTACTAAATCTGCTATCATTATTAAACACATAATTATAAATGCTATAAAGCCAACAATAGCCTTTTCATTCCAATCATTATTATCTTTAAATATTTTCCACATAATTTTAATTTTATTTTTAAATTAACATATATCTTTAGATTCTAATAAAGTATATGTAAATGAATTGCCCCAAATTTCTCTAGCAATTTGGCATATATCTAAAAATTCATGCCAATCATCGTTATGAGCTATAACCTGACAACCAGCAGACCATTTATCAATTTGTGTAGAACCTTTACCAGCTCTGCTTGTTGCTCTATGTATATTAATTCCAAATAATCCTGTATCTGTTTTAGATTCATTTAAATCATAATTATCATCACGGTTATTATCTCTATATACTGTTACATCTTTCTTTTGTCCTAAAGCTAAATATTTACCTTGGTGTAATCTTAATTTATGAGAACCTCTATACTGATTTGGTTTAAGAATAGCTACACCCTTGTCATTCATTATATTTTCAACCCAATGAGTACCTGGATCTGTAGTACATTTAAAACAATGAAATTTCCACTCACCTTTTACTTTATAGGATATTGTCATACAGTCATCAAAAGCATTTGTAACTTTACCTTTTGTATCTGAATTTCTTACTCCTATAATATTTACATCATAGTCCCCACCAGTAAAGTATTTGTATCCTTTACTAATCATTGTATCTTCGATTTGTTTTCTTGTATAACAACTCATAATTTATTCTACTAATTTTTTTAATTGTTCTAAAGTTTGTGTACCTAATTTTCTTGCTACTTGCTCACCATCCTTTAAAACAATAAAGCATGGGATACTACGTACCCCATACTCTTGTGCTATATCAGATTCAGAATCAACATTTACTTTTTGAACTATAACAGTAGACTTTTCTTTAAATTCTTCTACTATTGATTTCATTGCTTTACAGGGACCACACCAATTAGCTGAAAATTGAAGAAGTACCGTTCCTTTTTTTTGAATCTCCATAATTTTAATTTAGTTATTTATTCTTAGACTTTGTTCTTTTATAATTTTCCTCTTCATAGACTTCAATTAAATCATCTACAATTGGATCTCTGTGATTATGTAATAATGTAAGAGAAGATAGATTTTTTATTTTAGATGATTGGTTATACAAAAATCTAAAACCTGATTCGCTCTTACCTTTTAAATCAACTTGGCCGTCATCACCACATATAATCATTTTAGATCTTAAACCAACCCTGGTTACAATCATTTCCATTTGATCATTAGTTACGTTTTGAGCCTCGTCAACTATAACACAACTATTAACAAAGGTTCGTCCTCTCATAAATGAAACTGGTACAATTTCTATTTGCCCACTTTCTATATAAGGCTGTACTCTATCTTTTCCATATAAACTATACATGTTTTGATAAATTGGCTGTACCCACGGATCCATTTTTGCATGTAAATCTCCAGGTAAAAATCCAATCTCTTCTTTTGAAACTGTTGGTCTTGTTATAATTATCTTTTCATAATTTCTTCTAAATAATCCATCTAAAGCAACTTGGCATGCTAATAGTGTTTTTCCAGATCCAGCTTTACCTGCTAATAATGTAATTGTGTTTGTTAATATTACATCCTTTGCTAATTTCTGTTCTTCGTTTAGTTTTAATTTAAATGTTATTGGGTTTTTAGGTTTTCTCTTTTCACGGAAAACCTCATCATCGTAAGTATGTGCAGGCATATTCTTATTTTATTTTTAACCTTTCAACAGGTTATGCTAAAAGATTATGATTTTACCCCTTTATAAAAGGTCTTGAAGTCAATGCTGGCTTCACTACTTTATTAGAACGGGGTGCGTTGCTTGTTGGTATCACTATAGGATCTCCAACGGGGGTAATATGCGCTGCTTGAACTGGCTCTTCTACAATATCAGCAACTGCATTATCAGTATTAACTGTCTCAGGTGCGATTTGTACTTCTCCAATTGTTACAGGAATTGTAATTGCTTCAGTATGAGTATCTTTAATTGGCTCATCTTTAACTTCTTTAATATCATCTGAAGGGAAATGCTTTTTAGAATTTTCTAAAATATCAATATCCGCCGAATATCCTGCAATAGCAGTTTCATCTTTTAATGATTCTTCAGGTTGCTCTGGTCTAATATAATCAACCAAAGATTTAATAAATCCTAATGCAATCAGAGGTAGTATAGCACCACTCACTATTGCTAAAATTCTTTTTTGATATATTGGTTCTGCTTCTTCTAATCCAAATAATTCAATCCATCCCATATAATTTTCTAAATTAATAAAAGCATGAAAGGAATTTGCCATCATTTGAAATGAAGTTAATAATAAAAATAAACCCCAAACCATTGTTTTGTTTGTTTTATCTAAAATAATAATAGCAGCAAGAGAAGCTGCTGCCCCTATTTCAAATCCTATTGCTAATGACCATGACATTAAACCATCATGGCTTAAGTCAAAAAATGCAACGGAGTTTATCATTGATATTGTAGCTACTAAGAAGTAAAGGCTACAGAATATACCGATAATAAAAATATGTAATAATCTTTCTTTTAATGTATTCATAATGTTAAAGCTTTTTAAGAACAGCCATCAGCACAACCATTTGTGTGAATGCGTGATGGTGTTATTCTAGCAACCTGTAAACATGGTATACCAGATGTTTCCGATGTACCAGCGGTTGTTAATTCAGTTAATAAAATTTCGGCAAATATACCACTCGGACTTGTTTTTGTACAAGCAGGATCCAAACATAATCTAACCATACCTTTATTAACAATTGCACCTTTTGAGTTTGTATATTGTAATATGGTCATTAATAATCCAGTACACCCAGTAGGAATAGCTGGCCACCAAAAATTAGCTACCGTACAATCAAATTCATTGTACAACATAATTTGAATTTCTGTATAAGTAGTTAAATCAAGAGGTAATCCGGCCTTATCAAAAAACTGTATATCAATACAGCCATTAGTTCCTTGCATTATTACAAGAACACAATCAACTTGAGCAATAATTCTACCACATAAAGTTAATGCACATTTTGGATCTCCGTTTACTGGTGTTGGTACTCCAGGTATTATAGGTGTATTAGCCACATTTAGTTATCTTTTTCTTCTAGTGCATTGATAGAAATTCTTTCTTTATCAGAAATTTCTTCAATTCTTAGGGTTTTCCAAGCCGGTACTTCTTTAATAAGCTTAATCATTTCGGCTTCATTAACTAACTGTAAAGCTAATGTATCAATTTCAGAAGTTAATATTCTTTGTTCTTTTTTAATTCTTTCTACTTCTGAATCAATGCTACATGATTTAAAATAAGTTAATAACATTATAGCTATAATTATTTTAATTCCATGATCTGCAAAAAATTTGTTAAATGTATTCATTTGTTTATTATTTAAATTCTTGTTTTGGTTTTTGTTTAATTTCTTTTCCTTTTGGAGCTCTGTGATAAACTTGAGTTGACCAGGGGTCCGTCTCGGCGCATTGGCAAGATGAGATATGCTCCCCGCACCTGGCGCAATCTTCTGAAACATCGTTAAGTTCATCTTCTAATTCTTTTTCTAATTTCTTATCTATTCCAGCATGATCACCTTTTTTATGATCTTTTTCTATTTTATCGCCAGCATTGTCATGAGATTTATCTCTAACTTCTAAAAGAAAATCTGCGTACGTTCTTATAAACATTGAAATTTGATTTTTTTTATATATTCGGTTCAAGTATGTACTTCTTATGAAATTCTTTTACCAACCCTAAAAACATTTTACCATATTTAGTTATATCATCAAATGTCATTTCAAAAACTTGTGGAAAACCATCAGCTTCATTACTTATCCAAATTTCACCACCCTGTGGTTTTCTGTTATGCATTTCCCAATATGCTAATGAGTATGCTGCAATTTGCATTTTATAATTTTCTATCCAATCTTCTCTTTTTGCTTTTTTAGATGATTTAAAATCTAAGATCACTAGATGCCCTTTTTCATTTTCATAAATAATATCTACTCTACCAGCATAACCTCCCATCTGAGGTGAGAATAGAGTATCTTCGATAGACACTACATTTGCAATACGGTCAAAGCATTTGCCATTATAAAAATTAAAGAATAATTTCCTTCCTATATTAGTTTCTTCTTCAGTAAAACCATTCTCTTTTACAAATGGGCCTATTAATGTTTGTGCATCAATTAATCTTTCTCTAATAGTTTGTTTTTCAGATCCTAAAAAGTATTCACAAAATTGGTGCATCACAGTTCCTCGGTTAGCAGAAAACTTAGAAATGGCATCAGCCTTTTCTTCACCTATACGTTTTCTCCATTTATCAATACCTGAGCTATCTGTCATTGCACCTAAGATAGTTGTTACTGATGGATATTTTTTACCTTCACCTATATTATAGTATCTTTTACCATTTATAGTTTCGGTTGTTGCTAATGATTGCTCTGTAGACATAATCTGTTTATTATTATATGTAAAAATGTAATAAAGTTTAAGACAAAAAAACCGGTAACAATTAAGCTACCGGTTTTAATAAGTAATATGTTATTAGAATTTCATTCCGAAACCTAACATCATGTTTGTTGTTTTTTCACCTGAGTGATAAACAAGTTTTGGTTCAATAAATATACTTTTATGAACTGTGAACATTTTACCTAAACCTAATGAAAGGTTATCAGTATCAAATTCTGGCATAGCTGCATACAAGAAAATATCTTGCCCTGCTACTGTCATAAAATATCTAGCATGTATATCAATTGCTAAATCTTGAGAAGAGTCAGCTTGTGCTACAGCTAATCCAACCATTACTTTATTAGATACTGCGTATCCTAAAGTTGGTGCTATTGATAAATCAGTCCATGCAACGTTTGCAACGTCTCCTGTACCTACATACCAGTCTCCTTTTACATTTTGAGCTGTTGTGGATAATACCATTCCAACTACTAATGCTAAACTTAAAATTAATTTATTCATCTTTTAAAATTTTTTTTATTATTTAATATTCGGGAATTATTTCCCTAACATAGAAAACCATTTCCTATGTATGTTGCTAGCCTTTCGGCTTTAAAAAATCATGTTCTTCTTCTTTCGTTGCATAACCTAAATCCCTCTTGCATACTGAACAATATTTTTTAATAGATCTATCTTCATTAAAGTTTATGATCACACCTTCTTTATGACCACAGCTTGTTTGAATAATTTCTTTTTCTTTTTCTAATTCTTTTAGTTTATTTTCAATGTTATTAACATTATTTAAAATACTAGGTTTATCATCTCGTTCCATATTTCAGATATTTTTTCACTATAAGATTTTGTAAATACATAAGCAATTCTCAAAAGAAATGCCAGTATTAATGTCTTTGTTAAAGATATAATTAATGGCCATGTTTTAAAATATTCTCTATCAGGAGATAATACTAAAAGAAATGAATCTGAATCTGGTATAGGTTCAAATTCTGGTGATACATAATCAGCTATTCCTAATTCTAAAAATAATTTATCATGTTCTCTTAATTGCATTAACACATATCCTTCTTGAGAAATTGGTGTATTCACTACTTCTTCTGGTAAATTAATAACAGTATAGATTCTACCTACCCAATCAACTCGGAACCCTTTTTCTAAAAGTTTTTCTTGAGCGCCTTTAGCAATCCTTTTAATTTTATTCCAGGTTACTAATTCTTTATATAATTTTAATATGTACATGGTTTTGTTTGTTAGTTATGTATTTATGCTTCTGAAAATACTTTCATACTTTCTAGCTGTTTTCTTACTATTTTCCTTCCTCTAAAAATCCTGTTCTTAACAGTTTGTAGATTTATGCCTTTTTCGCTATCAGACATTATGTCTAAAATATCATTATAAGATTTTTTATTTAAGAATCTTTCTTCCATAAATCTTTTATACATTGGAGGTAATGCCTTTATTGCTTCTGTTGTTAATCTTACCTTTTCAACCAAAAGATGTTCAGCTGCCCAGTAATCATCTTCAGTAGACCACGGCATTCCATTATTAGGTTCTGAGTTAGGTAATAAAAATGTTGGTGGATCAATGCCTTTATCAGTAAATGCATTCATACTTACTTTTCTATTTCTATATCTAATCCAACCTATGCATTCATTGTAAGCAATACGATATGCCCATGTTGTAATCTGATAATCCTCATTATATTGATCAATTTTCAAATACACTGTAGTTAAAGTTGTAGATACAATATCTTCAGTAACATTAGGATCTTTTACAATATTATTTACATATGATCTTAAGCCTGGTCTCATCTTAGCATATAGTTCATTATAAACACTTTCTTTTCTTGTCTTTTTAAACTCTAGTGCAAGTTCTTTGTACGTCTTTTTTGTTTTTTTAGCCATTTATAAAATCTTTTAAAGTTAGGTAATTTACTGGTGAATATCCCCAAAAGTCAGTACATACATTAAATCTACTTTCAATTGTAAGATTAGTTTTATGAGAGAATACTGTATGACCATGCATATGAATAGTTCCAGAATCTTTACCATTCCATACCGCTAATGGATAATGGCAAATAATACTATCAAAATCAATTAATTCAACAATTGATTTCTTCATAAATTCTGCCTTAGGAAATTCATCTATGATTTCTTCTAATGCTTCATCTTGGCTACCTTTTAAAAAATAGATTCTACCATTTAATTTTTTAAGTACCTTACGAGCAGTTGTGGGATCCCATGCAAAATTTCCTAAATGAAATACCACATCTTTTTTCTTTACTTTTTTATTCCAATTTTTAATTAGAGCAGAATTCATATCTTCTACATTGTCAAACGGTCTGTTTGCAATTTGAAGAATCTGTGGTCTGCCAAACCAAGTATCGGATGTAATATAAAAATCTTTTGGTATTTCTTTATTCATATAATTAGTTTACAGTGTATTGTTTCATATAATACAGTATAAATATAAACAAAATAGTTGGGAACTGAAAAGTTTTTGGTAACTTTTTTACTATTTAATTGAAAATCTTTTGCCGCCATCTTTCTCGAGGGTCTTTTCAATCATTGTATTTGCGTATTCTTCTAGTTTAGTTAAACTTTCTTTATTAAGAGGTTTCTTATAAAAATCTTCATAGATATGCTTATAAGCCTCAACGGTCGAATCAAAAGGTACTCCAGGTTGTGCATTTGATTCAATAATATATACTTTTCCATTTTTACCTTTCATTACGTCAAAACACATATAAGGTAAATCTTCATAGATCTTACAGAATCTTTCTAAGACTTTTCTATAATCTTCAGGTAAATCACTTAAGCTCCTTTTTGCATAACCAAATTCCATTTCACCTTTAGCACTACCTTTACCAGTTTTAGCTTTTTCATTTAATGGAGTTCTTTCCATCCAAAAGATAGGCTTACCTTTAAAGTTTATAAATCTATGCTCTTCTTCTTTATCAATATATTCTGAAAATGTATCAAAGATCTTTTCATCTACATCTTCCATTAAATCTGGTTTATTAATAATCTGAATACCTTTTCCGCTATGACCTTCTGCAGGTTTTGCAATAATAGGAAATTCTAGTTGCTCTAATGCATCATTCTTAGAATATACTGTCTTAGGTATATTTTCATCTTCTCCAACCAGTTTATGGAATTCTTCTTTAGATCCAGATTTTGATATGTGGTCTGGGTGATTATAAACATTTTCTTTTTTAATCTTACCAGCCTTTATTAGTTTATTAACTGTATCTGAATGATATGTTAAAACTGGATAGTCTGGATTAATATCAATGTCATGCATGTTATTTTCATGAACTTGTGTAAAGAACTTATCTCCAGCAAAACCTTTATAAGTCCACCATCTTTGCCCACTGTCTTCTCTTAGTGCTAAATAAACTTTACCTAAACCATCTTCAATATCAACAGATTCTTTTAGTAAATCTTCTCTACCTAATTGTTTATATACTTCTTTTCTGGTTTTCTCCATCTTTTCAGCATACTTAGGATCACTCTTTCTATTAAAAACTATTTGCTGTGTTAAAGAACCACTAATCTTTTTAACATCTTTCTTTCTGGTTTTAATTAACCATGCGGCTAAATCCTTTATAGAAAGATCTTTAAATCTACCTTCAGCATCAGGTGCATCTGAATGATGGAAATCTGGTGCACCTTTAGGTTTCTTTTCTGTTAGGAACTGTTCAAAAAGTTTTAAATATTTCAACACTTATAATTAATTTTATTATATATCTCCACCGTTACTGTTAAATGCTAACCATTCAAATAGTGGATCATTAAAGAAATCACCTTCAAAGCCTAAAAGAATATCAGATTCTATCAAATTCATGTTATCAGTAGGATGCCCTTTTCTAGTAATTAAGTTTTCATTTAAAGGTGGATAAGACATATGAGAAAATGGATGGCTTAACATTTCTTTTACTAAATTAAAATGTCTTTCATAAATATGCAATGAATGAACGATATGAGTATAAGAACCCATTTTTAAATTAGGATATGTTAACTTTAAATGTTTTAACATTTGTTGCTGTAGTAAACAAAAGAATGCTACATCGGTTGCGGTACCTAATACTAAATCATTAGACCTCATATCAACTGTAAAGTTTAATCTGTTATCTCTAATTTGAAATATACCATTAAGAGTACATACAAAATCTTTATTACCTTTCCATTGATGAGATGGTTTATTAAAATGAATAATTGATTGCCTTGAGTCTTTATCTTCTATTAAAGAATCTAATGCCCATTGGTATTGATTTCTACCATCAGAAAGAGGTTCATTAAATATAAGATTACCATAAGCAGAATTAACAGTACCATCACCGTTATCTAATTGGCTCCAAAATTTAGAATATTTACTTATAAAATCAATATCCTTTCTTCCTGTAAAATACCATATAGTTTCACCAGCAATATATTTAAATTGACTACTCCTTTTTTCATTTTCATACAGTGGATAATAAGGATCATCTATAACTAATGCTGCATTACAGATTTCTTTAATTTCCATACCTCTTGGTTTAGAAGTATAATCAGGATTGTCTAAAGTATCTATTAATGCCTTTTCATAAACTTCTGCAAATGTATCTCCTCTATATGTTCTCATTCTTTTTATTCTTTCGTTCTAATACTATTTTATACGCTTCTTCTAATATATCTACATTTTCTTTGTATTTATATTTCATAGGATTTTCTTCTCTTAACTTTTGTGATTCTATAAACACCTCAGCTCTGATACCTTCATTATGAGCCTTATACATTATATCTTCTGCGCTACTCATTATGAAAACATATTTAATTGTTTGTTATCACCTGTTACTGTGTTCTTGTGTTTTAGAAATTCTGTTATAATATGAGAAACTTCTATTGCACTCATTGTACCAACATTAATATGTAACTTATTTTTAATAGTACTTAATCGATGAGCTCTTGTAAATCCATCAACCTCAGCTTTAACTTCTTCTTCATTACCATAAAAAGATTTGCCATCATCTCTTTTTAATATAGTATGTGGATCATTAGTTAATGTAATTAAATAAAGATCTTCTCTTAATGCTTTAGTAAATTTCTTTTCAATATCAAAAACATAATCACCAGAGTAACCTCTATATAATGGAGAATAAACAGTTTCACCTAAATGAGATCTATTAAATATAAGGTTAATATTTGGATCACCTTTTTTATGAGCAAGTTTAGATTTCATCATTAATAAAAACATGCTTTCATAAAGTTCTTTAGAATATGTTGCATGCTTTTCTTTATCATCTTTAAACGGTAATGATGAATAATGTAACTTATGAAAAACGTGATCACTCATGTTTTTAATAATTAAATCTTGCTGGGTATCTTTACCTACATTATCGGTACCTTCTATAATAATGAATTTACTCATTGTTTTATTTTTATATAGTTAAAAGTTAGAATTGTTTATTACAATATCATAATCAGTAAACTTACCAAAATCCATTTCATCAGCATCAATCCTTCTTTCTATCTTATCATTAAGATCACCTCTTAATTTTAATCTTTCTTTTCTTATTTCTAAAGGTATGTCTAAATAAATGATAGTACAGTCTTTTCTATCAATAGGATTAATTGCCTCAACACCTTTAGGGGTCATAACAAATAAGTTACATGTCTTTTTAAATTGTTCATAGCTTGTACCATAAAACCAACCGTTGAATTCTACATATTCATACCAATAATTATTATCTGCAAACTTCTTAAAAACTTCTTTAGAAATAAAATAATAATCTTGGCCATCAATTTCACCATCCCTAGGAGGTCTGGTTGTATAAGATGTACCGTATGTAAAACCTCTACCTTCTAAAACCTTTCTCATATGATCTTTTCCAGCAGCGGCCTTTCCTATTAATATGATTTTATTCATCCGCTCCTGCTTCTGCTATTTCAAAATTTCTTTTTAATGTTTCTAAACAATCGTCAGCCTCTGCTAATGATCTAGTTAATGTTTGCATTTCTTCAATATGCTGAGGATGTTCTCCTATACCTACAGGATTAGTCATATAGATTGTTAATGTTGCTAATGCAAGTTGCCTCTGTGCCTCGAATTGTGCCTTAAGCGCTTCGTAAATTATATTTTTATTCATATTAGTCTGTTATTAATTGTGTATGTTCAAAATTATTTTTAATTTGTTCGTTAAAGAATTTACCAATAGATTCTGCTTTACATAAGTTATCATATAACTCAGGTTCTACATTAGAATATTCATATAATGCTCCACCTGTAAATTCAACCTTAAGAGATTTAGTGGCAAAGTTATAAACGTATTTGTTAATCATTGATGAATCAACTGTTGATGATTGTTCTTGTATCATTTTTATTTTATTTTAATTTAATTTTATAAAGTTTTTTTACTTGATCTACTGTGAGGTTCTTGGTCTTTGCTAGCCATGACCATGCATCTGTTTCGCTATTTGCTGAGCATGCTATTCTTTTATCGTCATTTACTAAAAATTGGTAAGTCTCCATAGTTATTGATTTATATTTATATGTTGTTTTTAAAAAAAGTTTACTTAATTGATAACTTTAATTTTTTAAGATCTTCTAAGTACATTGTCTTAGGATCAGTTGCCTTTAACATCTTGAGTGCAATAATACACTCTTCTTTTTCTAATAACAATTTTTCATATCTTTCCTTTGTTAAAGAATGAATAGCCATTGATAAAAGATAATCATATGAACCATGAACAGTATCATATGCATTAGTTTTTAAATAAGTTACAATCTTTTCTTTAAGTACATTATTAATTTTTAATTTATTGTCAATAATATCTTTAATGAACCTTGCTTTATTTGTTACTAATGATAATTGCTTTTCTGTTTTATCAATTAAATAATCTTTTCGTGTTTGATACCATGATAACCTTACACCAACAAAATGTTTTACAATATCTTCGGCTTTATTAAAAATCTTTAATTCACCATTTTCATCTATCGTTGTTAAATTTTCAGTTTCTTGTGTGTTTAACCTAAGTGCATTATCTAACTTACCTTTTGAAACTAAGTCATTTAATATTGACCTTCTGAATTTTAATATGTACTCAATCGTTTCAGAAGAATTATCATCATAGCTTGTGATTACACCCTTTTCCATTAAAAGATTTAAAATCTCTTCATATCTTTCATAAGTATAATTTGGAGGTATTGCAGTTATCTTTACTGTTGTTGTATTAATAATTTTATACTCTCCTTTTATTTTCCAAGTTTTAGGATTTTCTAAATCTCTAGTAAAAGTACCTTTAAATTCATGTATCCAAGGTGCTAATACTTTCATTCTTTTATTATTTAGAGTGGCAATACATGCATCTACTACATCTTTAGGGTTTCTATTTAAAATATTAGTAGCAAAACCAACAGCAATACCAGATGTTCCATTTAATATAACAGTTGGTACAATTGGTAAAAAGAATGCTGGTTCAATTTTTTCTCCTTCTTCTATTTTGTTTTCTAATAAATCAAAATCTTGATATAATAATCTAAAATTAGGATGTAACTTTGCACTTATATAACGCGGTGCACCTGCTGCTGGGCTTCTTAAAGAACCAAACTGACCTACACCTTCTAATAATGGTAATGAATTTTTAAACTTCTGTGCCATTCCAACCATTGAAGATTCTAGTGAAGTATTACCATGATGATAAAATGCCTCAGCTGCTACCCTACCTGCAAGTTGAAAAAGCTTCATTGGTTTTTCATTACCAGTTTTCCATATCTTATTTGCAATATAAACAACTTTTCTCTGTGTAGGTTTAAGACCGTCTATACAACTTGGTATAGCCCTGTTCTCTACAACGTATCTTGCATACTCTAAGTATTCTTTATCAAAAAAGGATGTTACTGTTCTATTGCTCTTCATCTAAAATAATGATTTATTGTTTTTAATTATTATTTCTTCGCCTAATATCTTGCCTTTACGAGGATTAGAATCTTTCGAGAACCATATATCTAAAGTATTGTTAAATCCGTTGTCCTTTGTAAGCGTGAATGTTCTCGGGCTTCTAATGATCTCCTTATATTCTGCATCTTCTAGTGCGGCTAAACCTTTTTTGTATTCTATTGACCAGCTATTAAGATTTCTTTGTTTAGATTCCCATACCTTATAATCATCATCAGAATAAAAGTTTAATGATTCTTTACCTTTCTTTGCAACCATAAGAGGTGTTTCTACTTTAAGAATCCTACCTTCACTAAATAATTCTGGCCAATATTTACCTAAGAAATTAATTAGTAATGCCGCAATGGAGTTACCGTCTACATCTGCATCCGTATATAAAAGTATTTTACCATACCTTAGATCTTTAGGTTCATGACCGATCTTTAAACCCATAGCAGCCATCATTGATTGTACCTCTTTATTCTGTACAACCTTAGATGCTGGTAATTCTCTAACATTAATAAACTTACCTCTTAGTGGAAATGCTCCTTGGTATTGTGGTTCTCTGTATCTTCTAAATGCTGATGATGCAGAATCACCTTCAAATATTGCAAGTGTACATTTTGCTCTATCACCTCTTTTCTTTGCATCTATTAATTTAAGAACTTTAGTTTTATCTAAACCTTTATTTAATTTTCTAAGCTTTGCTCTTTCATCAGCTTCTTGTTTTCTATTAATCCAATCTAAAACGGATTCTATAATTTCAGAATTTAAAACCTGTCTTAAGACTTTTTCACTTAATACATGACTTGTACCAAAATCCTTTGGAGGAGTTATTAATTTTTCTTTAGTTTGAGAAGAGAATGATGGATTAATAACAGTACAATTTATAAACAAATATAAATGTTGTCTTAATTCAGAAGGTTTTACATCTACACGGTATTTTCTTTTAATCTTGTCTCTAAGATAAGATGTAATTTGCCAGTCTATATTATTAACATGAGTACCGCCATCTTTAGTTTCAACAGAATTAACAAATGATATTGCTTTAAAGCCAGTTTTTGAATGACCAATTCCAATTTTCCAATGTTCTGATTGATCATAAAATATTGGAGTTACATAACGATTTGCATAATCTTTAAAAGTTTTAAAGGCAATCGGTTTATCATTTAAAAATATTTTAAGAGTTGGGTTACATGCAGCAATATCAATAAGTCTTTTAGTTATCATTAAATAATGATTCTTATTAATACCATTTAAACCAAATCTTTTAAAATCAGTAAGATATGTTATTTTTGTATATGCAGTTTTCTTTTTGGTGATTTTAGCCTTAGTCCTTTCAGACATATTATTTTTAAAGGTTTGTGCAAAGTGTTTTTGACCATCACAAGTTTCAATTATAAATTCTTTACTAAATATATTTGTTAATGTACTACCTACACCATTTGTTCCAACAACAACCCTATCTTCAGTATCATCAAAATTACTACCTGCCTTTAAATTAGAAAATATCATTTCTGGTACCCACTCATCATACTCTTTATGAATCTTTACAGGTATACCTCCATTATCCCATATAGAAATTAAACCAGTAGACATATCTATATCTACCTTAACTTTATTCAGCTTAGTATTTCTTTTATGTTCATCAACAGAGTTAGAAACTATTTCATCAAACAGTTTTAGGAATCCAGGATTATAAGTTACTTCAGTAAGTTGAAATTGATCTTTACCTTTCATAGGTAAAAATACTTCTTCGGTATGTGGCTTAATAGATCCAACATACATACCAGGTCTTAACAATACATGTTCTGTGTCTGTTAATTTTTGGTATTTCTTTTCAATGCTTACTGCCATGTATTTTTATTTTTATATGGTCAAAATTAAATTTTGTTTACCTGAATGATCTTTTGAGATTAATATTAAGAGAATGCAAATAAACATCAAATATATTTTTACTATATTCAGTAGATCCATTCCACTTAGTTACCCAAAGGTCTATTAAGTTTCTAACAGCAGGATAATGTATTAGTTTATTATTATCGTTTCTTATTACTTGGATTACATATTCATAATCTTTTTTCATATTGATCTGTTTCTTCTTGCATTATCCCATAGTACCTTTTTAGTACCGCCTAGTATTCTATACTTAGATACTTTACTATTAAACGAATTCCTTGCAGTATTTAATTGCTCGTTTCCGTTATTTGATTGTTGATTTGTTGTCATTACTTATTTAACTGATTTTATTTTCTTCTCTAAATGAGTTACTTGCTCCTTATATCCTTCTTGCGTCCATCCATCATTATATGGGGATGTTGAATTAATTTTAGCATTCATTAATTGTACTTCTAAATTGTCTTGTTTCGGTTGTTTACGTACTTCTAAATTGTCTTGTTCTGGTTGTCCATGCCTAGCATAGTAACCTGGATAATTTTCTTCTCTTTGTTTTTTGTTACTATAAAAAATATTCCAAACTAGCAAAACAACATAAACACTAAATATTGATGCCCCTACTATAAACATTGCTATATTCATCTACCTCGTCTTTGTCTGATTGCTATAGCAAATAGTAAAATTGTTCCTGACCAATGAGCTGAGTATTGGGCTTCTTCTGTTAATCCAAATAATCCTAATCCAATTGAATATAACATTGCTGTGAATGCTATGATGATTGGATACCATGTACTTAAAAACTTCTTCATAATCTATATATTTAATTTTAATTGTTGTGGAGAATATCGGAGTCGAACCGATGACCTCCTGCGTGCAAGGCAGGCGCTCTAGCCAGCTGAGCTAATTCCCCTTTTAATAATATTGAGCGAAAGACGGGATTCGAACCCGCGACCCTCAGCTTGGTAAACTGATGCTCTACCGACTGAGCTACTTTCGCATTGTGGAGGTGGTGGGATTCGAACCCACGTCCAATAAGTATCCTTAAAAACATTTCTTACAGCTTAGGATAAGTTTCTTTAAACTTCCAAAATCAGATTTTGATGTTCCATGGCCACAAAATCATAAAGGCTCTATTGGTTGCAATGTTTAACGGGTACATTGCTAAACCACATCTTGCTTCCTTTTACATCTCGATTATTTACAAGCATACTAATAATATGATGAGCACTACTTACCTACTTAGGCAGCCATTGCTAACTCAGCGTTGTCGGCTAAGATTGATGGAGGTCATCACCCAGTACTGTAGTTTTTATCTCAATCTAATTGTCAAAAACCGGTCACCCCCAATAAATCAAAGAACGTAATTATAATCTTTATATATTATACTCAATCTTTGGATGCAAATGGAATGCTCTTTTTAATTCATCATATCCTTTCTTTGATCCAAATCTATTACCTGAGCCTATATGCCATGTAACCTTTTCAACTTTATCATATTCACGATATTCTTTAAAATCATAAATAGTAAAAGGAGTACCATCTTCAGTTTGCATCTCCCATTCATTTTGAGTCCTTTCAGTAATATCAGAATCAGTGTACATTACTGCGCCACATACTTTTTCTATATCTTCTATTGCTGCTTCAAATGCATGGTTATGAAATCCTAAATCCGTTGCTAGGCTGGCATTTTCTAATCTATTCATCTTATCTTTGTGTTTAGTATATTATAATAATAACAAATCTTTTCTATTTCTGAAAGATTAATATGGCATTTCTATATTTTTATTTTCTTCAGCTTTAAACTTAGCAATTAATTTAGTTAATATAATCTTAAGCTCTTTAGAAAATTCACCTTTTTCAATTATCCATGAAAGATAGTTAAAATCATTTTCAAATATTTCTCTAAAAGGTTTTCCTTTATGCTTGCCAAAATTAAATATAATAGTTCTTTTACCATCTACATCAGCAAATTTTAATTTACCACCTAAATCAACTTGATCAGCTCTACGAGTATTTACCTCCTTATCTATTTCTTCTGCAGTATCAGCCATTTGGTATACTTCTCTTTGTTTTTGAAATATTTCCATTGTAGCTCTAACATCAGCCTCAGCTCTATGTGCACCTTCTAAATCTTTACCAGTATATTTTTTATAAGTACTAGTTAAATCTCTCTTTTCATAATTACTATAAATAAGGAAAGGATCCATTACTGCTCGACCTCTATGGTTAAATGCTATACCACATCTCATGAATTCCTCACATAAAAATGGTACATCAAAGAATAAGGCATTATACCCTCCTAAGTCGCAATCACCAATAAAATCGTTTATTTCAGATGCTATCATTTCAAAGGTAGGTTTATCCTTTAACATCTCTAGAGAAATGCCATGCTTTTCTTCAGCTTCGGCTCTCATCTCTACATTACCTGGGTTTACTAATTGATTATAAGTCTCAATCTCATTACCGTCAAAGTCGGTTTTAATCATGCATATCTCTATGATACGATCTGATGATGTACTTATTCCTGTGGTTTCTAAATCAAACCAAACTATATTTTTCTTCATACTATACTTTTTTACCTTAACTGTTATATAATTTATATAGCTAAAGTTAAAGTTAGTTTTAAGAAATTGTTAAGTAAGTGAAATAATTATATTATTAACAGTATCGCCTTCTGCAATCTGCTCAATTAATTCCATTCCATCAATAACATGACCAAATGTTGTATGACCTGGATCTAAATGTTGAGTTCCTCTTCTACTTAAACAAATAAAGAATGCACCCATTGAAGTATGTGGTGATCCAGTATTAGCAGCACTTAAAACGCCATAAGCATGAAAATTATTATTCTTTTTTCTTCGAGGTGTTTCTAATTCATCATATAAGTATGGATGACCACCTTCTTGTTCCTTTGGTCCTAACTGCACCATGAAGCCTGGTATAACCCTATCAAAACTTTGGCCATCATAATTACCGGCTTCTGCTTTAATAATAAAATTTCCAGTGTTTATTGGAGTTTCATCATAAAGACGAAAAGTAATATCTCCTTTATCCATTTTAAAAGTAGCAGTGTATTTGGTATTCATATTTATTTGTTTATTAATTAATATTAGTCATCACTTAAGTTGGAAATACCAGTAGTTATACTTACCGGTAATTGTTTCATTGTAGAATTCAATGCTATTAATGTAGTATTTAATTTTCTAAAGTCGGATTTCATTGAATCATTAGATCTAGGTTTTGGGGTATTACCTGTTAATGCATCTACACCTCGACCTATTAATCCTCCAATACCACCTCCACCACCAGAGCTTTCAGACATTATATCTCTAATTTCTTCAACTGCTTTTGCTAAAGCTACATATCCATCTCTTCTTCTAGGTAACTCAGAACCAGATTTAAATAGATCACCAAAGGCTACTGTTTTATCGATATCAATTTTATTAATAGAATCTGCAATTTTTGAAATTCCATCAGCCGCCTTTTCTAATTGACCTTTTTCTGCAACATCTCCTAAGGTTACAATAAATGATTTAAAATCATCTAACTCTTCAGACATTTCAGGATTAGCTGTATAAAGATCACTAAAGGCAGTTCCTATAGAAGTTAATAATTTACCTACTGATGTAGAAACAGCTTCTGGTTCAAAATCACCACTAAAAGCCTTAAGACCTTTTGCAATATCAGTTAATGCTGCACCTGCACCGTCAACAGCTTCAATACCTTTTTGTACTTTATTTTCATCCCATGATATTCCAAACAATCCAGTATCAGTTTCTTCCATACCACCAATAGAAGCAAATGCTTGTCCTACTAATCCTAATGTCACTTTAATTTTTTCAGCAATTGCTGTAGGATTTTCAATACCTGAAAATGTAGATAGTGCTGTAGCTATTTTACTTAATTCATCACCAGCACCTTGTACTGATTGTATACCTTCTTGTACTTTATTCTTTTTAATTCCAAATAAGGATCCAAAGAAACCACCAGCTGCTACATTACCTTCAGATGCAACAGCAGAGAATGCTTCTTGCACAAAACCAATTGATTTAGATATAGCAGCACCAACTACATCAAAATCTACCTTAGAGTCAACTAATTTTTGAAATTCAGTTAAACCAATTGCAATATCTTTTAAAGCTTTACCTGACCCTTGTACTGATTCTAAACCTTCAGCTACCTTATTCTTTTTAATTCCAAATAAAGATCCAAAGAATCCACCTGCCTCAACATTACCCTCTTCAGCAACCGCAGCAAATGCTCTTTGTATAAATCCAACTGTTTTAGCTATAGCATCTCCTAATACGACAAAGTCTACTTTACTATCTACTAATTTTTGAAATTCAGTTAAACCTCCTGCTATATTAGTTAAGGCTTTACCTGCATCCATTACAGAACTAATACCTTTCTTAGTGGCATTAGGACTAAATGCGTTTCCAAATACTTTTCCAAATATACCTGTTGGTGTTGCAGCTTCACCACCTGCTTGAGCAAATGCTGTACTGATTCCTGATAATACTGTTGCTAATTGTAAACTTTGATCAGAAGTCCAACTTAATTTTTGGTATGCTTTTAAACCTTTTGATAATACTATTAATGATAATCCTGCTGCACCAAATCCTGCAGCAGCTGCTATCATTTTAACAGAATCAACTGCTCCAGTTAAAGCTCCACCAATAGAACTAAAGAATCCACCAACACCACCCCCACTAGGCGGTCCTATAAATGCTGCTTTTACACCAGCTAATGTTGTTGTTAATTTAAGAGCATCATCTTCAGTAAAGTCAACCTTTTTAATTGCTACCAATCCTGGGGCAAGCGCCAATAATGCAACACCTATAGCGGCAAATGCAGCGGCACCTGGTATAATAGCTACTGCGCCAAAACCGGCAGCAGCAAACAATAATCCCATTGCTGTTAATAATGCAGATTGTATCCCAATATCTTCTAATGTAACATCTTTAGTTGCATGTGCAAATGGTATATAACCTAAACCAAATACTAATAAACCTATACCCATAGAAGCTAATGAAGCCGCCCCTTGAATAATTAAACCGAATAGAGAACCTAGTAAAGCAGTTACAACACCAATACCTACTAATACCCCTGCTTGTATAGCTATACCTTCAAGTGTTGGTGCAGTGCTAGCAACGGCAAATGCAAATAGAGCATACCCTAAACCAAACACTAATAAACCTACTCCCATGAATGCCAAAGCCATGGAACCCTTTTTTATCTGTTTATCAAATAATCCTAATATAGCAACAGCACCACCTATTAAAACTAACGTGGCAACCATTCCTAATAATATAGCAGGCTGCATTAAAATAAAGAATGTAGTTAATGCAAACACAGCTAAGCCTACTGCAAATGATTTTAAAGCATCACCTATATTATCTAATGACTTCGCACCTTTCGCTATTGGCTTTTCTGCCATTCCTAATATTAAAAATAAAGGTGTTATTAGAGCAACTGCTATGTATAATAACGGAAGACCTATTGCTGCAGGTATTAATAAAAGAGCTGATAGTGCTAATGCTTTAGAAAAGTTAAGTATAGAATTACCCATAGCCATCATTGCCTTTGCACCTTTATCCATTTTCTTTGGATCAGACTTAGACCACATTTCTATTTGGGTTCTTACAAAGTCATTAAATTTATTAATAGTCTTTGTAGGGACTAACGTAAATATTAATAAACCTTTAGCCATAGCTGCAGTACCAGCACCTAACATTTTAAATGCATTACCACCAGCAGCCATTCCGCCAGTTCCTTTACCTTTACCACCACCCATTAATCCAGCAAGACCACCGCCTTTTTGCTGTTCCATTAACTTGGTTTGTATTTTTAATTCTTTTAGAATTTGCTCTTGTACTGCACCACCAGATGATTGGCCAGTAGTACCAACAGCAACAGTTAGCGCGTCTATTGATGCTGCAGTGGATTCTGTCGCAGCCTGGATCTTAGTTAAAGGATCCATTAAGTCTTTTAAAGTTACAACAGCCATTTAGATTTTATTTTTAAAATTTAGGCATGGAGATTTTTGGCATTGTAGGGGTTTTAAATTTACTAGCCATCCCATCCATATTGTATTTATCGTTGGTGTCTTTAGTATTTTGTTGCTCTTGCTTATTGCGCTCTTTCAATAAGTCATTATAGATTTCTAATGTGTACTCATATTCATAGAAAGGAAGCAAATCCAACTCTGAAGGTTGGAGATGCAACTTTTCTAATAATAATACTCTAACTTTAAAGAAGTTCAGTAGAGATATCTGGAATAAGGAACAAAGCCTTGATACCGCCGGGAAACGTTAGAGGAACAGTGACCTCCTCACTGCAGCTTTTACATGGAAATACCATCTCCGGTTTAACACCGACTTTCATATCTTCAGCTAACCTGTAGACAATTGTATATTTTGTAGCATCCCAGCCTTGAAAAGATGTAATCTTAGAGAATATATCCTTTTCATTCCAACCTCTCCATTCTCTCTGTAGATAAGGTAAGATAGCTAGAGTAGATTTATCCCAGCTTTGGTTTTTCTCTTCTCTATCTCTGATATAATCAGTTATAGCCCTCATTACACCTATTGTAGGTGGGGCCATTTTAATAATACCATAATTTTTTGTTGCGACTGAATAACATTTATCAGCATCATCATAGTATTTTTCAAATCTCTCTACAACAGAATTAAACTGTAAATTATCTGTTCTTAATTCTACAGATTCTTGAGAGTTACAACTAGAAGTCTTGCATGATTTTCTACTTATAGGCATCATTAATGTTTGCTCACCAGTTTTGAAAGTTAATTCTCTAATTGATAGTATTAAATAAATTCTATCTTCTTCAAGAATATCTTTATAAGATCCTCTCTGTGTACCATACGTTACTTTAGAACATGCTACTACAATGTTATTTAAACCTTCATCTACTTCCTTTAGGTTATTTTCATCAATAGTAGAAAAGTTTCTAACCTCAGCAACCTTTGCAGGTCTAATATGAATTTCAAAATCTTCTCTATAAAATTTACCTTTTGATGGAAAGCTGTTAAGATCCAAACGAGTATAGCCTATCATTGCATTTAATCGCTGAACTTCAGGATCATCATTAGTAACTTTATTCATTTGTCTAGCAACATCAACCTTTCCTAAACCTGTAACTACATCTCTAGGAGTTTCTGTAGCTTCTACTGGTATACCTTCGGCTGCTGCAAATTCCTTCTTAATATTTTCTTCGTGCTCGTTTGACATTATTTAGTTATTTTTTATTAATTTTTTCTCTGTGGTTGTTTCTTCAACTATATGCTCTACAATTAATTGTCTAACGTATCTTGAAATGGCAACAGGTTTAATTCTGTTTTCCATTGATTTTTGTATAATAATTGCATTAAGACTATCTTCATCACTAGGAGTTAATAATACTTGCAATTTTTTAGTTAATCTTTTCTTTTGTGGAATAAGTTCCTGTACAGTTTCATTAAAACCATATTTAGGATTATCAGATTTAAATTTATTAATCCAATACTCTACTCTTTTTAAAACATCACTTAACGATTCATCAGCTTTAAAGACTTCCATAACTTCTCGCTTAAATGCTTTAGTTCCAAAATCCTTTACTGCTCGTTTAATGTATTTTCCTGTGCCAAAGTTGTTTGGGTTATCATTTACTGAATAACCTACATAAACCTTGTTTGTTTTTTCTTGTTGTAATTTATAGATAATCATGTTTCTATATTATATAATTTATATTATATATTGAGAAGAAGGTAAAAAAACTGGGATAGCTATAAAACAATCCCAGTTTATGTTAAATTAATTTATATTACGATCCTACGTTCTCTTCAACCCAATGATCACAACGATAAGTCATTGTTAAATCAACTGCGTCTGGAGTAGTATAATTTAGTTCATCCACAAAATCCATCTGACCAGTTGGGAATACATCTTTAAATGTAATCTTTCTGAAGATATCACCTGCTCGGTTATATTGAACAACAATCATACTTCCTACGTAATCTTTCTTTAATCCCATTTCACCAGTTAATGGATCATAGATTATATTAGTCCAATTACGGAATGTATTATAGATGTAGTTTTCATTAGCTTCATTCAAGTTAAGACTGAAGTTAAGAGCTAGATCAACAAATGTTTGACCTGGCATACTTGCAAATGATCTATCTGCAAATTTGTACTTTTGTCCAATTGCATCAATTGATGGATTTAAGTTATTTAAACCTCCAATTGAATTTACCTGTTCTAAGATAAGACCAGTATCATCCCCTAATGGAGAAAATATAGTCACCTCAAAAAGGTTAGGTTGAACTGGTTCGTACCTTTGGCTACTGGCCCTTGACTGGGTATAATGTGGTAACGGCATAATTTATTTTGTTTTTTTATATATTCGTCTTAGCTAACCTCTTATTGGAAGTTTCCTGTACTAATTGCACCGGTTCTTAGAATAGTTGTTCTTTGTACAAGAATTTCCATTCCTCTTACTGGTTCAATATATGTATCTAGGATACCTACATTCTGATCAATAACTTCTGGTGTATTATTAGTTTCATCCATTATATTTCTATAATCAAAAACCCCATCATCATTTTGAACAGTTGATAAGAAATTATCAGCTAATGTTTTTATTTCTAATCTTGTTTGAGCTGTATTAAATTCAAATAAGTAGTTTTTAAGAATTGCATCTATACCATCTTGAATATAAATTACAACCTCTCTAACGTTAATAGAACTTAAAGCAGATTTTGGAACCTGTTGTGCGGTTTTATTTGCAAATATAGTTGGTCCTGTTCCACTTTGGAATACAATTGGATTTAATCCGAATGGTTCCAAAAAGTTACGATCAGTTGTATCAAGATTTATTTCTAAACCTACAACCCCATTTCCACCAATAACTCCACGTCTTACACCAGCCACGATTGACCAAGGTAATGCGTTTTCATATTTAAGTATAAAATTATTAGATACGTTTGCAGCAGGAGGTACATTTATATTCTTACCTAAATCTCTAACTGTTACAAATGGATAATAATATCCACCATAAGAACCATCGCTCGTTGCTGATGGTAATGAATATCTAATCGTTGGGTTTTTACTAAGATCTCCACCTTCTGCAATAAACTTAGAAGATAGTTGGCCAGTTATTGTTGTAAACGTTGGATCTATATTAGTTCTAAAATCTTTCGCTGATGGTGCATTAACAATTGCAAATGCATTTTTCCTTGCTCCACATAATTTAGTAAATATAGATTTACAATTTGCCTCTATACCATTTCCAAAAGTATCTACTAAATAACGGAAGTTAATAGTTTCTCTATCAGTTAAGGCATTAGCTAATTGTGTACCTAATAAAATTGGACTTAATATTTCATTTTGTCTTGAATTAGTACCATTTGGTAATTTAGTTAATGGATATGCATATCCAGGTAATTCAAAGATATTTAAAAAATCTATCCATCTGTCAATTGGTCTATATAGTTCTACGAATGTTGTAGCTTGACCTACTGGCTTGTTAGTATCAATTTCTGATTGAGTTGTTACTAATACACCAGATCCATTTGCAGGAATTGATAATGGAAACTCAGCAGGAGTTGCTGTTCTTACAGAATTAATTCTTGTTAATCTTGATGGCGCCGTTGAGCTACCTTCAGAATGTACTAAGTAATTTCCTACGATTACTTTTGCAATTTGAGGATTTGTTGAATCTATTACAACTTGATTAGGTAGTATACCAGCTTCTGAAGCATTATCACCTAAAATAGCTATTGTTAAATTATTTGATCCTTTTAATGTTTGTACGTTTAAAGTATTTGCTGCTACTGCAACTGCCTTAGATGTTAGGAATAATCCTGTGCCATCTAAAGTAAAATTAGCATGATCTTGTAAAACTGTAAAATCAGCATCTTGATAAGGTATTATTCTTACGGCAGATGGGAAATAAGCTGAATCAGATATTGCATAAGGTGTTCCTGCTGGTGTTCCTGTTGGAGCAGCATTTGGAATAAAACCATATGTTGTAGAAACAAATCTTAAGAATGATGTTTGTTGAATTCCACCTACATTGTAAACTGCTTCATCTCCATCAGTTAAAGTTCCTAAAGCAAATGCAGCTAATGCAGTAGATCCGTATCCACCTATAATACCAGCTGTTGCGTTTGATAATGGAAATTCATCAGCTATAAAGTCAATTGCAGATTCATTTACAAATGTATATGATGCTTTAAGCATTATTGCAGGTGTTATACCTCCAACTGCAGAAACTTGTATACTTGTAATATTACCACCTGCGGCAGCTGGTGTAACTAAAGTAACTGGAACCCAAAATACCGTAGTTCCTACTGTTCCTTGTATAAATGATCCTACTGTTGTAGCAGTATTTGCTGTCATTGCTTTCATTGCAGTAAATATTGCATCTTTAGCAGCATTTGCATTTGTTGCTACTATTTGTACGTCGGTTCCACCAGATATTACTGATGTTGTCATAGTACTAGTTGTAACAGCAGCTACAGTTCCAGCTTCTACTTGTCTACCATAAGCCAAGTCAGAAACAATTGTTCCACTATATGATAACATATTAATATCAGTTTGACTACTAGTGGTTTGAGCGTATTCAAGATTATGTCCTACTAGATCAATTCCACCAGAAACACCATCGATAAGTATATCTCCACTAAATAAATCTTCATTTACAGTACAGAATAATCCAGTAGATGCAGTATCAGCATTAATAACTTTTTCAACAAAAAGGTTATTACCTAATAGATCTACAAAATCAGGAATTAAACATGCAGTATAAGTTGCAACTAAGTTTACTTCCGGTTCATTAAAAAATTGTGCGATTTTTGTATCAGTAGCATCGGCATCTAATACTCTTCTTTGTAATCCTTCTGTTGCATTAAAATATTGTTGGAATGTTGGATCTGATTCGAATCTTTTATAAGGTTCTATATCTTCAAATTTACCACCAAAGTTACCGTCTATCACAAAGACGTCAACGAAGAAGTCAGATATTAAACTATCTTTATCTAAAAATCCTGGTACATTAGCAGAACCATACCATTCTTCAACTGTTACTTGGTAAGGTAAAACATTTCCAGGTGCAGATTTTTTTGCAATTACAGATATAGGATTTTGTCCTAAATTAACAATATCAAAGAAATCATTTACACTAGCAGAATTCAATACGCTAGTATTAGCGCCCATTGCAATTAAAAATGAATTAGTATCTGGATACCAAAATTTGTCTGTATTATAAAACTTACTAAATTCATAACCATCTGTGCTAGCAGCATATCCTAAGTTACGCTGAGCATCTGGTGTAGCTGATGTTGCAAACCTATTAGCATATACTAAATCAGTTGAAGTTAATGTAAGTAAATTTAGTGCAAGAATTGGTCCTCTTTCCAATGCTGTCAAGCAGCTTCTGTGGAAAAAAGAATCTTTTCTTTCTAAGGTTCTGTCTATATCACCATATACTTGCTTAAAAAAAGCTGTATCTGGAATAAAGACAGGAGTATTAAACGGGCCTGTCCTAGAGAAACCGACTATAAGTCGTGTTTGGTTTGCGGGAATACTTACTACTTGACTTTTGTCAAATTCGAAACGATATGTACCTGCAGCTTTAAGAGAAGCGATTTTTGGATCTAGTGCCATCTTGTATTATATTTTTTTTGTTTATTAGTTTTTTTATATATCTACTAAGTATCTACTTTTTATACTAAGTCATAGATATCAAAATTTAGATTCCCACCCTTTGAATCTTTTTCTAGAATTTCTTCGATTTTAATTTGTATGCCTGGATCTATTACATCATAAATCTCCTCAACAAAATCAGAGAAATCTAAAGTAGTGAAGAACTCTGAACTGTTTATACAAGTCATAATTAAATCATCATTACCTAATTGCCCTGCATATGAACCATTAGGTAGCTTTCCAAAAGTAGAAGATTCTTTTACAGTTTCTTTATCAAATATTTGAATTTTGTTTTGAGAAATGTATTTTTTAAAATTTTGACAAAAAATTGGTTTATTGTCTTTCTTTACTTTAAGGCCAAACTGTTTTATCTTAGCATCTACTCTGTGTTTAAATTTAACGATTGATTCTTCATCAAATTCATTTCTTTGAGGAAATACAGTTTCCATTCTTTTTATTAATTCACCACCAAACATATTCCATTCTATAATTAGTTTTACATTTTCTGAGAAAAATAAATCGAATGATAAAATATACAATGATTTTGCAAATTCTTCAATAGTATGAGAATTACTCCTAAACCTACCTACTTGACTTATACCAAAAAAGTCAACAAAACTTCCTGGTGTTGTTACACCACCCCAATCTTTTAAATCTAGCATTTTTATTTGAAATATATTAATAACAGAATAATCACCGCCTACACCTTCTGCAATATCTACAGAGAATACCCAATAATTATAATCTTCTTCAATTTCATCTAAATTAAAACCTGGCTTCCACAATAAACCAGAGTAATCAATTTCAGCATCATCAAATTCTGGTATTTCTTTATGTTCAAATTCTATTTGGTTTTCAGTAAGCTTTTTTAAACTAGCAGCCCCTAATAATAAAGAAGAGCCTGCTATAAATTGATTTCCGTATTGTCTATTAAAAGCTTCATCACTACCTAAATTAGCAACTTCTTGCTGTGCCCATTTATCATCTCTCCCTGGAACATCCCACCAATCAACTCGGAATGGTGTATATTCACTTAATCCTTTATCAGCGGCAGTATAAATATCATAGAACTTGTTAAAGCCATTAGGTGTGCTAGTAATTATTACTTTAGAATTAGTTGATGCTGAAACTGTAGGATATACATTTTCATAAAAAGTATCTACAAAATTGGCAGGTATATGGGCAAACTCATCCATAAATAATAAATGAATAGTAAAACCAATTGCTGCTTTCTTAGTTGTAGTTTGGCCTATGATCCTACAACCATTATCAAACTTAGAGTTAAACACATCCCATTTAAGAGTACCAGGCTTTATAAAGAAGGGTAAATGTTCTAATATAGTTTTACCTTTATCAATAATTTCTCTTGTTGTAGCACCCTTATTTGAAAGTATTAGCGAATTTTTATCAAAGTTAAATACTGAATACCATGCAATAAAAATAGATGAACATATAGTTTTACCAACTTGCCTACTTGCAAGACAAACATTAAATCGCTCTGCTTGAAATTGCCTTAACATTTCTTCTTGATAAGGCCTTAGATTAATTGTCTGTAAACCATGATCTGTCATTACAGTACAATAGGTATTAGCAAAGTATACAATATCCTTTGCGCATTTTTTAATTTCTCTTAATTCATCTGGTGTATAATTAAATACAATGTTTCCTTTTCTTAAATTAGGATTACCTTCGTAGAATGGCGTGGACTTAGGCTTATAACCTTCATCAATAGCTAGCATTAACTGCTCCACTTTCTTTGAAGTCCATGAAAATTGTTCTTGGCCTTTAGATATCTTTAGTTCAAATCCTGCTGATTCTGCTTGTGGTTTAGCCATCGTTTTCCTCTAGTATAGCAATAATTTCATTAATGTGGATTATCTCGTATTCGATATCATCCAATGTTGTTATTGTACCATTACCTATATTTTTTAAAATAACATCACCTTCTTTTAAATGCTCAGCTTTACCAGCATTAATAACCCTAGCCTTTCGGTTATGTTTTTCATTAGGTATAATAATACCCGATGATGTTTTTTGTTCTTGCTGTTCAATTTCTTGAATTAGCAAATAATTATTCTTCATTTTCATTTCCATCGACGTCTTGTATATCTTCTTCGTTAATTGTATCTTGTAAAGCTCTCATTAAATCTTTTGTCCCTCGAGATTTAATACCACTTTGTTTATTGGATGATGAGGAGCTTTCGGTATTATGGTAAATATCAACATCACGTGATATCTTTTTGGCGTTTTCTTCAATTGCCACCATATACATTGTTTGACTTTTAATAATATCCAAAAGAGTTCTTTGTAAATCACTAAGTACTTCAAACATCCTCGGTGAAACATCACCTTCATGTATAGTTTCCATTAATAAGGTAATTGCTGTTTCACTATTTTGCATTTGTCTTATTAACATAGATAAAGCAGATTCATCTAATTGAGCTTTAGCTCTAATATATTCATGCTCTGCGATAATCTCTTCACTTAAATAAAAAGTTAATAGACTATTCATTACCTTTTCAGCTTTATTCTTAGCTCTAACTAATTGAGCGCCTTGTCCACTATCACTACTGACAGGCTTGAGGTCTAATTGGTTTTCTCCTAATCCTTCTACCTCATCAGGTAAATCATTTAAGAGATCTCCTAAACTATCACGAAACTTGTCTTTCGATGTTTCTTTCATATAACTAAATTTATAATATATATTCCAAGTTACCTTGGGTTAGTAACGATTGGTAGTAATAATTCTGGTGAAGCATTATCTAATAATAAAGCTAAATGAGAATCTTTTACTACATATTGACTTAAAATTAATTCTTGTAATCCTTCTTCTATTGGTTGGCTCCATATTCTAATGTTAGTTAAATCAGTTTCACAACCTATTAATTTCCATGCATAACCATCAACCATTCCTGTTGCTGGTATTGTTTTAGTCTCAGAAAAAATCCTTGTAAGATCAGATGTTTTTTCTGGATTAATTGAACCTGCAACGTCTACTGTATTATATAAGAATAATGATAATTGTTTTGCTAGGTTATTTAAATTAACAGTAGCAGCATACCATTCACCTTTATTTAATGTTACTGGATTTGGTGGTTGAGATAAATCATATTTATAATAAGTGTTAACTCCTGAATCATTTAAAGTAATTATAAACCAGTTTACAGTATATGTAAAGCTTGTTAATATTTGTACAGGATCTAGATCTGTATCATATTGTAAAAAAGTATTACTTACTTCTTTAGCAAATTTTGCAGTGGTAGCTATAGTTCCATCTATATAAGGAGTATCTAAAGTTAAAGTGTTAGTAGCTGCATTGACTGATTTGACTTTTTGTATACCGTTATAAGAATTAGTCCCTCTTACATTAATCCAATCACCTGTTTTTATTACATCGGATACTGGTCCTACTGGTAAGCCTGGTGTAGTGATCATAGGATAGGCTGCACTATTACTTATTTGAGTTATACGTACATTCTTCTGTACTGGTGCTTTATATTGAGGCCTAAACCAAAATGTAAAAGCTCTATTATCAGTATTCGCCCATCCACCTTTGTAACGATATTTAACAGCAACTGATGGGATTGTATTATATGAATTAGTTAATGTTCCTAGAGCATAATGATATTTAGAAATGATTGTCCATTGATTATAGACATTCTCTTCTGTAATTGTCATCTTTTTATTTAAAGCTCTTCTTACATAATCATTTGCTTGACTACCTATAGTATTATATTCATTAGGTTTTCTAACATCTTTAAATTCATTTTCTCGTTCAACTCTAAACTTTTCTTCAACATTTGAAACTAAGGCTTCAGTAGAAGCTTCAGCTGCATCTCCTAATACAGTATCTTCATAACCAACATTAGTTCTTTGTTGATATGTAACTAAACTTACTCTCCAATAAGATCCAGTATACATAAAATCATCAGCTTCTGCTATTGCATCAACTTCATACATTCTATTCATAAATTGTTTAAAATATAAATAGTCTCTCATTTGCGGTTTAGAACCTATCCCAAAGATTGCTTCAAATGCAGACTTAACAATATGAATTTCAAATTGAACAGGAAAATCCATCATTAATGGATTAAATGCAATATCCCTAGTAGGTAATTCATTATCAGGAATTAATATCTTAACTTCACCTTCTTTTATAACATCGAATAGTGAATATTCTTTTAAAATAACATCTCTACTTCTTTGATCTGCTTTAGTTTTATAATAATCAACACAAAAACCGAATAAATTAGATGCCATTGCAGATAACTGAGTATACATTTGACCAGCTCTAGATATGTCATATGGATTCCAACCAGCATCACAACAATCAAACGCTAAGTTTAATGCGCCTGAGCAACCGTCAACACCACCACAATCAATTTGAGGTATTTTACATATTACCCCACCATCAGTTACAATCTCTAAAGCAATCGAAACAAAAGTTAATGTACAATCACCAACTTGTGTATATCTATATTCAATCCAAAATTTATTAGCTGGGTTTAATACTAAAGACTCTAGATTAGCATCTGTTAATGTAACCCAATCAGAATAAGTTACGCCGTCAATACCCCATCTATAATCCTTGTTATAATAACAAGAAGTATCTTCACCTGTAATAGTATCAGTAAATCCTAATACTTCGGTTACATTTTCATAAGGTGTCTTAAGACTAACTAATAGTTGATCCCCGTTAGCATCTGTTGATGATCCTGTTACTGCCATGTTATGAGTTTATTTGTTGATCTTCTGATTTATCAATTTTCTTGGCCCATATTTTATCAGCAGAAGCTAATCCTAAACCACCAATACATATTGCAGCTACAGCATTTATTAAAGCTGGCTCTACTGGTTGTTCAGTATAAAGGTTAATGAAAAGTGCTACGCATAAAGATAAGCCTGCAGTTATTCCTATAAATCTTTTTGAAGAAGGTGTACCCTTTTCATCTCTTAAAAGGCCACTAATCCAATTTATTATCTTTTTCATATACAAACATTATTTGTTTATATATTCATGTTCTAATACGGTGTATAATCAGTCTTAACTAATAAAATAGGATTATCTTCTTCTATTTTAGGATCTACTGAAGTAATAATTTCAAATGTATCTACTTTATTAGATTCATCCATTTCAGCAAGGATGTCAAACAAAGTAACTGCATGGATATAAAAATAAGGATTTCTTTCTAAATATTTATTGTTTATTATACCAACATCTATAAAGCCTTTATTAAAAATATCTAATTGTTCTCTATCTAATATTTTAGTTAAGTCAAAAAGACCTTCTATAATATTAAAATGAAAACTTACAATTTCATGTCCACTTTCAATTTTTATTAATCTAGAAAAATCCTTTTCATCTGATATTTTAAATGTAATCTTTTCAAGGTTTGATAACCTTTTTATAATAGATTGTAAAAAGAAAATGGAATTAGGCTTAAAGTTAGGATTAGGTAATAAGTCTTGTTCTACTGTTTTTTGTAGCTGTGCACGTAAAAATGTAGAGGTTTGTATTGCCCTTTCAAATTGATCTAATGAAACGATAAACTCTTCTAGTTTATTAGATTCATTTTTACACTCTTTTTTTACTCTAGATATAATCAGATTATCAATGTAATCATTCTTATATAAAGTAAATGCAATATGGGTTGGTATTTCTAATTCAAATTTATTATCAATTAACATCATCACTCATCTGTTTTTCTAATACATTTATTGCATTCTTAATTTCAGATGGGTGGTGCTTCATTGCTTCCTTAAAATCGCGTTCACCTATTTCATTAATCTTTAAATACAGATCTAATGCTTTAGGATTAGGGTCCCACGCTTTTACTTTTTTAGGTGCCTTGGTTTTAGTATAAATAAATCCAGGTACTCTATTAAATTTTGATGCAACCATTCTCCACGCTTCTGCTTGACCTACTGGATCAATCTTCAGTGCATTAAACATATTTGCTTGAATGGGAAATTTAATACTCATAAATCTATTTGTCATAAATGAATTTTTAGATTTATCGTATCCTTTTAATTTTTCCCACTGTGGATCTCGACCAAACAAGACCTTTATGTAATCAAATAACTTCATTACTTTTATTATTTATACGACTTATTGATACAATTGTTTTCTAGTTTTTAGAAAATCTTTCCTTTGGATTTTTTATTAGTAATAAATGACATATCATTGTTATCATCGTCTTTATCACCTTTAAAGAAACTTGCCTTAAATGCAGAGTTATCATCACCATCATACTCTGTACCTTCTACTATTTTTTTCATAGTTGATACATTAGGTAATTTTAATTCATTAATGTTTATTTTAGATTCTACTGATTTAAACATTTCATCCAAAATACCTTCTGGTATAGTATGAGAACTAAGTACCATTAGATTAACATTGGATTTAAGATTAGTTATAATCTGTTCTCTGCTCATATGTTTAGCTTTCATATGTCTAATAGTTATGTTTGCTAAATCAGTGATATAACCGTCTTCATATAAATACATATGAGATAAGGTGCCATGCTTTTGTTTAAATTCATTTATAATAGCAGTTGCTTTACCTTCACTAATACCATATCTTCTTGATTTTCCATTTTTAGGAGTAGAGATATGCCAATAAGCAGGTGGAACATTATCACCTGAATCACCAGTTAGAACTTTACGAAAACGGAATTCCTCTGGATCTACTTCTATTACAGAAACTTTCTTTTTAGCAATTATTGATGATAATAATTTTTTAGATTGGGCTTCTGGTGTAGATGAAGATTTTAATACATCAAATATATCTTTAGAGGTTTCTTCTTCTTTAGTAGTAAGCCATTCAGAAAAACCTTGATAGGTATACATTTTTTTATGAGCTGGTGAAAATAAAATTGTATGAGTACTGTTTGTTTTACTTCTGTTTACTAATTGAACTAAATCTCTATCACCAGTAAACATAATAACTGATTTGTCATTTGCTAATGATTCAGTATTCCATGCATACATAAGATCATCTCCTTCTGCGCCATCTATTTTAGAATAGATAACACCTTGTTTAATAAGTAGCTGAGTAAATTCTTCTGTAACTTTAGAAAAGTTTTTCCAATTAATTGAACTATCCTGTTTACGATTACCTTTATATTCTGCATCTGGATAAAAATCTTTTCTCCATGACCTTGAATCAATAGTCCATACTACCTTATCTATAAGTCCTTCGAATAATCTAATCTGATATGCAAAGTCAGTTGCTAGCTTTCTCATAAAAACGATTGCGTCTTCATCAGTACCTAGCATTTCTTCTTTTTTGGATTTTCTTGGTAAAACGTATAATGTTCTAAAAAGAAAATAATTACCGTCTATTACGAATGTATGCCTTCCTGTTTTTCTCATTGTATTAGTATTTAATATAATAATAACAAATTTTAGTTATTACTGAAAGTAGATTTTAATGTTTTTTCTTCGCAGCACTGTTTATCATAACCCTTTTGTCTAAGATTATAATAATAGCTAACCGCTGCTCCTAATTGATAATGATTAGGATATGTTTTAATTAATTTTTCTAAGAATTGCGCTCTCATGCTCCATTTAATATTGATTGCAGTTCATAAATACATGCAAGCATTGATACTGCAGGATCTATTACTTGTTGTCTTTGTGATTGATATTTTGCTACTGTAATAATTATTTGTGGTATAAATTGAACATATGATTGTCTTTCTTGTTGAACAAATTCTATAAACTCTGCACCTAGAGAAGATAAAACATCATCAGATCTATTTGCATAATTTGATAACATATATTGATAATTTTTTACAGGATCTGTTCCGTCTATAACTAAATCATAAATATCTTTATAAACTGAACTAAATTGTTTTATATCATCAACAGTTATTGTATCTTTACCTTGTGATTGAAAACCTTGTAACTGATTAAGCATATTTCTTAAATCAGGAAATTTTCTTTTTACTAATTCTACAGCTGCATGTTTATCAATACCAATACTTTCATCTTTACAGATTTTTAGAATCCTCATAATGTAATGTTTCATTATTTCAGTTTCTTCATCTTTAGAAAAATCAAAATCAATCATCTCAAACCTTGATTGAATTGGATCTGGTACTTTATTAATATAATTACATGTTGCTACAAATCTTGCATTAGTTGCAAACTGATCCATTGTAGCTCTTAATGCTTTAAAGAATTGATCAGATACTCCATCGATCTCATCTAATATAATTACTTTCATTTTTCCTGGCTCATCCATTATAGAACGATTAGCACAAAAGTCAGTTATTCTATTTCTTACAACATCTACAGAAGTATCGGTTGATGCATTGATATAAAGATACGGGTGTTTAAAATGTTTTACTAAAACTTTAGCAGCAGATGTCTTACCTGTACCTGGACTACCATGTAATAATAAATGTTGATAAACGCCCTTACTTAATTTCTCACCTACTCTTTTAGGTGTTATTAAATCTTCTAATGCCTTTGGGCGATATTTCTCTGTAAGTAAAATGTTTTGTATATTGCGCATGAATTGATTTATTTTTATATGGTAAAGATAGTGAGTTGTTTACACTGAAATAAATATAAAAATAGCAAACTTAATGCAAAGGAATAGAAGGTCTATTAAAAGGATTATACAAGAGCCAAGAGCAATACAGCATAATAGCAATGTTAATCGTAGAGAAATTATAAATCATCCTACCAAACCTGTATCTACACCACATACTCATCTAAACAAACCTAGGCATGTAATACCTGTACCAAATTCATCTAATAAAAAAATAACATATAATAGTATTCCTAGGAAATTTGAAGGAGAAACTATTTATTTAATTGGGGGTGGGCCATCTTTAAGAGATTTTGACTTTAATTTATTAAACGGATCAAAAACTATTGCAATCAATAAAGCAATTCTTTTTTATCCAAATGCTAATGTTTTATTCTGGACAGATACAAGATTTTATAATTGGCATAAAAATGAAGTAGATAATTATAAAGGTTTAAAGTTTACACTTAGACCTAGTAGTCAATATACTGAAGATATTAATTTATTAAAGAAAGGTAAGCCTCATGGGTTGGAATTAGATAATCAAACACTAGCTCATGGTAATAATAGTGGATATGCTGCAATTAATCTAGCTTTTCATCTAGGAGCAAGACGTATAATTTTATTAGGATTTGATATGGGTAATCATATGGAGAATAATAAATTAATTACTCACTTTCATGATGGCTATCCTTCAAAGGCTGCACCTGATCACGTTTACCAAGATAAGTTTTTACCAGGTTTCCAAGAATTAAAATCAGAACTTAATGATTTTAGTAATTCAAAAGGTTTAGGAATAACTGTATTAAATGCATCTCCTTATAGTAAATTAAATGTATTTCCTAAGATTACAATAGAGCAAGCGTTAAGCTTTAGATGATTTCTTTGCATAAGTCATAAACTCTCTCTGTTCTTTCTTAAGGAGGTGTTTACAGTGTTTAGTAAATTTGATAGATGTATCTATAATTCTACCGTCAACGCTTCTGTTCCGTGAGTTATGGGCCTTAGTACATTTGCTACAAACAAAATTTTCTACTTTCTTAGAATCCATTCTAGATTTAATAGGAACTTTACATATTCCACAATTCCATGCAATAAGATCTGCTGACTTTTCTAATTCTTTAAGAGTAGTAAAAGTTTCTCTAAAAGGATTCCATATAGCTTTATTAACATTCTTTTCATGACCATTCATATCCTCTACTTTAAATATAACTTCAAAAGCTTGAGTATCAGAATCTAACCATTTCATATGACGGTTATTTAAAAGCAATTTTTGCTTCAAAGGCGGAAGGTTTTCTAGAAGAATACCATACCGCCTTTTATACCATCCAAAGTTTATTTTACGAACTTTATACATAGAGTTTTAATTTACAGGTTTGGTCTTAATCTTGCAAACTTTTCAGATACAGATTCTACTAACGGTGTAACAGATTCACCTATTGCTGATAGTTTCTTTTTAGCATCAGTCTCTTTTTTCTTTAGTTCAGCAATATCTTCTTTACTATCTTCTAACTTTTTCATTATTACCTGAACCTGCTCATCAGATACTCTACCTAATTTCTGATCTCTTTTAGCCTGATCTAAATCTTTCATTGATTTAGTCATTGAAGCTCTTTCATCTTCGATAGATTTATTATAAGCTTTAATATCAGCTTCTATTTTTGCACTACCGTCATCCTTTCTTTCTTCTTTGGATTTCTCACCAGCAGCTTTAGCATCTGCCATTTCTTTATCCGCTGCTTTGCTAGCCTTATCTTCTATATCTTTATTAGTATTATCTGCTTTAGCAACAGGAGTTTCTTTAGCAACAGGAGTTTCTTTAGTTGCAGGAGTTTCTTTAGTTTCTTTATCTTTTACTGGCTCTTCTTTTTTAGCAGCAGTAGATTCAAAATCCTTTATACCACCAGCTAAGTTAGTTGCTTTTTTATTTAATTCTGTTTGTTTTACTTTTAATTGTTTAGCCTCTTCACCAGTAGCAGACTTAAGTATAGTTTTATTAGCAGCAACAGAAGCCTTTACTTTTGCGAGAGACGAAACCTTTTTTAATATAGGTGATGTAGCTAAACTATCCATTCTATCAATCACGCCTTTGGCAGTATCCTTGAGTGCATCATTCTTTGCAGCATTAGCCTTTGTTAACACAGCATTCTTCTCAGGATCTTTTACTGTAGATTTTTGTTTCTTTTTCTCAAAATTAACATCATTAAGAGCAACTGCCACTTTAGCCTTAACTAGCTTTTTAGCATTATTCTTAATCTTTACGTATTTAATAGGAGTTTTAATTACATCCATTATTCCTTCATTTATAAACTCAGAATATGTTTTTAATTTTGCCATGATCTATTATTGTTTTTAGTTGTTTTATATATTCAAGCTATAAGAACAAAAAAGCCACTCCGAAGAGTGGCTTTTTATATAAAATATTACTATTGGTTCAAATTATACAATCTGAGCACCACCAGCGAACGTAAAGTTCATTGTGTAATACATTAATTCAGGATTAAATCCAGCATCTACTAAAGCGAATCTTGATTTAACTGCAATTTTAGGAGCCATAGTTCCTTCAGCAATTGTTTCAACTGATTCAGCCATTAAGTAAGGCATAAATACAATACCAGGAGAATTACCATCACCTTTACGTCCTACACAAATTGTATAGTCATTAAAAGCTCTGTTAGGATCTACATAAATTGTTACCCCAGCAATCGCACCGATTGGATATAAAGATCCACCAGCTTGGTTAACTGTATTAGATAACGGATATGCAATAAATCCAGCTACAGATTGAAGAGCAGTTGCCATTTCTCCACCTGTTACTGCAAACGTTGCAGGTCCTCTTCTTCCTCTAGTAGCAATTAAGTTACTTGCAGCAAGAATTTTAGTATAGATTCTACGTTGTAGAGTTCCTTGTGTATTACCACCACCAGCAGTTACAGCACCTAATACAGCAACAGTTGCAATTGCATTGTTGACGTTGTTAGGTCCTAAAGGTAGGGCAGCATTCGCGACAGGTGCAGCAGCAGCAGTAAATGCTTCTGATAAAACAGTACCTGAGACAGCTTGAGTATTAACAGCGTTTGTTACACCGTTTCTAAATATTCTGTCTAGAATGTATTTGTTAATAGATTGAGTTAACTCATTTACCAATACTGCTTCAACTTGAGCTACAGCATCAATACCGAATTGCTTCAGATCTTGAACTTGTTCTCTAGTTACACCAGCAGCTACTTGGAAAGTATCAGCGGCAACAGATTTGTTAAATAAAGTTAATCCCATGATGTTATCAACAGTAGACTCACCTACACCTCTAAGGTAAGGATCGTTTCCGTTCATATTCTCAGTTGCAAAACCAGGAGCACCAGCAGCAGGGTTGTTAGTTGGTTGAAAAGCATTACCAGAAAAACCAGTAATATGATCTTCTAACGCTTTAACATGTCCTAAACCAGAACCACCATTAGCGGCAGTTTGGAAAGTACCAGCGATTCCCATAGTTGCAGAACCTACACCACCCGTTTGAGTAGCACCAGCAAAACCAGCTTGAGCAGCACGAGTTGCACCAGCAGCAGGAGCAGCAGGCCAACCAGCAGCACCAGCTCTAAAGAAGTTACCACCTTGTACAATTGCTACGTAAATAGATTCAGCAGCACCTTCTCCACCTTGTGTGAACGTGTTAGCGATTCCATTGAATCCTGCAGCGTTAATAGCAGCAGTTGATGATCTTACTCTAAAAATTGATAAACCATCGATTCTAGAATAACCTACAAAAGTTAATTCGTAAGAAGCACCATTAGTTGCAACTACACCAGATGCAGTACAATAGATGATGTCATTTACTGTAAAGTTAGAACTAACACCATTAGCGTCAATTGCATTAACTTTAATTAGTAAAGAAGTACCTACTACATCTTGACCTCCAGTTAGTGGAGCTCCAGTTGTTCTACCTCCACCATAAACAAAGTCTAGGTAAGTTAAAACGCCCATTGGGCCTTGCATTGGTACTACAGGAACTAAGTCTAAACCTACAGTCTGTGCTGCTACTTGCATTGCAAGTGGTAACAAAGAAAAAGGTCTGTCACCAGATCCAGTTACTTGTGCAGGGAATGCATTCA